GCAGCGATGAGATAGAAGACCTTTGTGAGAACTATCTGCCGTATGCTCTCAACCCGATGCTATCTACCGAGGAAGTTAAGGAGAAGCTTCACGTTTCTGATGCAACATTGAATAGAATGGTGGCTAGGGGCGATTTGCCCCATGGCGAATGCAAGAAACGTGGGCACACCCGATATTGGAAGAAGTGGGATATACTGCACTTCATTAAGAGTAAGAGAAAATAATAGTTGAACATGTAAGTATTCCTTACAAGTTGAGTAAGAGAGGTAAGTGATTGCCTCTCTTTTTTGTTTCAGTTTGCGTGAGTGACTGTTGCAAAAATTGCAACAGTCACTCTGACTTCCTTTTTTTTTATTTTTACATTTTCAAAAAGTCTTCTATATCTATGTACTCAATACCGAAATTCTCCGCACATTGTTTGTCGGAGTCCGAGAAGTCACCTTCTTTTCCGCTAGCATCACCTATCATTATCAGCTCACTTTTCTTCCAAGAAGAATACGACTCAAGCATTCCTGTATTTGGCTTTCTCATTTCTATCTCTGCATGCGATGGGCAATACATAGAGTTGACGAAGATATTTCGTCCGGTATGATTGCGAAGATATTTTTGCATAAAGCTTTCAATAGCCTTAATCTTGCCGATAAAATCCTGTTCGTCAACAAATTGAGGGATGCCTCCTTGGTTTGAGACTATTTCAACATAGTAAAGAGTAGGGAATGCATCTACAATCTTATCCAAAACCTCTTTACGGATTTTGAAATCTGTTACATCTGTAGGAAAGGTGTTTCCTGATATAGTTGTAATAATCGTGTCGTCTAAATCAATGAATAATACTTTTTTCTTGATTAAATATCCTTTTTCTGTCATAATTTTGCTTTTTTTCTATATTGATATATTAATATCTTTATCTACGAAAATTAAGTTTGTAAAACACAGTTGTTTCGGTGTGTCTCACCATTTTTATTACAATGCAAAGATACGACAAAAAAGATGGCTTTGCAAATAAATTAATGCAAATTTTAAAACGTTATCTGTTTTTAATGAAATCATTAACAATTCTCTCTATGGTGTCTTGCTTGATAGCTATAGGGGCATCACCTTGATATTCTATCACTTGGTTGCCGCATTCCTTCCAAAATAGGTTGCTATTGATGCGTTCGCCATCTACCAAGATCCAATCCGGATGATGTTCAAACGAATGCATATTAGTTAGCGGAACGAGAATGAATAATTTATTCTCCATCTTGTTTACGAGTACCGACAAGTCATTATCATCAAATGTAATGATAACTCGATTTTCATTCTCAGATAGAACGTTAAAATCCTCATTAAAACGTTCATAAAGGTAATTTTTGATTTTCGAACAACTCATATTCTTGTAATTTTATAGGAGGGCAGATGGAAAAATCCAAGGTCTGCCCACCAAGTTAAACTTATAAGGAAATCTTCTATAATATCGACTGACAGAGCCATCCCATAAGATAGCATGGTTCTTCGCCTTGCATATCTATTCCCAGATGGTTGCATATATGTGCTACTACATGAAACATTTCATGTGTGAGACTATTTATATACTCACCTTCAGAAGTAGATTTGCAAATGAGCACAACACTTGTTTTCTTTGAAACATTTGTGTATGTCAATCCTTTGTTTGAAGAATCGGTTGAAATGTGGTCGTATGCATCCAATAATGGTTGCCCCTTACAATCAATGGAACTTAGTAAGTCCATAGCTTCGTCAACATCTTCTTGATTAGCTACATGACATACAATCACATTCCAATCGTATTTCTCCAAGTAAATTTCTTGTTTAATCATAATACATCATCCCATGGAATGCCGATACCATTATGGTTGCAATCGGCATAAAATCTATTGAAAATAAATCCGTCCGCTTGGTCTGGGTCATCCACCATATCCTTAATGAATTGAGCCAAAGCAGCTTCGTCCTTTAAAGAGGACTTAAAGAAATCGGCTCTAGCCATGTTTGCGACATAGACGAAATCGTAATTGTCGGCATTCTCCAACTTTACGTTATTGACTTTAAGAAGTTCCTCGACTGTATCTTTTTCTGTCGGTTCAACTTTTTCGAGCTTACCAGTCGTTGCGTTTGTCTTGCGCATTAAGGTAATAGCCCAATCGCACATCTTTTTATTGAAGTGCCAGCCATTGTAGCGAAGGTATGCAATCATCCCTTCAGGCTTCATATCGTATGCGTCAAGTGGTATTTTGTATCTTCCCATAATAAAAGCTTTTAAAGGAGGTGGAGATTTCTCCCCACCTCAAAGTGTAATACTAATAGCGATAACCGCCACCTCTGCGACCACCATGTCTTTCACCATAGCGGTCATCATCGTCATCCCAATTGTCTCGGTAATCCGGCATTGGGTTTCTGTGACCCATTCGTCCATACTTGTCATCCCCCATTTCATCAATGCAGTGCATGAGTTTACCACCATACTTAAGCATCTTCTCTACAAGTTCTGACATTTCATTTACCTTGTTTTCGGTAATTTCTATCATGTATCCCATAATGATTTACTTTTTTGTATTAACTTTTTCCAAAGCCACTGACAACATAGACTTAATATCGGTCAAAGTTCCCTTCATTCCGCTAACCTCGCTTTTGAGGTTATTGATGTCTTCTTCCTGTTGTCTGTCTTTGGCTATTTGTGGATTCAATACGGCACGCATCTTTGCGCACTCTTCCATAACCTTTTTGTGGTATGGCTCGCTTTCCACAATCTCCTTAGAATGCCGATACATAGCCTCAACTTCCGCATCCATAGCTTCACGGCTTTCAGAAACCACGAGGTTTTCCGAATTTGCAATTTGCATATTGGATGGGAGTTGTTTGAACTCCATTTGTTCATTAGGCAATTTTACGACAACATCAACGGTAGTCTCCATTGGTTGTGGGTTGAATTGCCCAGGAGTATATGTTGGGAACTTAGGTTGTGGGTTACTGACCGATACAACCTGTCCGATTTTAAGACTTGGGTTTTCACCCTTGTCAAGCACATAGAATATGCTGTTAGGTCGAAGTCCTTGAAACATAGCTTTGTAATGTTAATTGTTAAACAATACCCGTCATTAGCTGAAGGGTGTTAGTATCTCGCTCGAACCAAAACTGATAAACTCCAGTTCCTGCAATGTCGGCTACCGTCAAAGGATTGCCGTTGAACTTAGTTACAGCTTGGGTTACGCCATTGGTCTCGAAAAGGATTGGCAGCGTATTTGTCGTACCAGTCGGAATAGCTTGATATAGGTTCACAAAGATAGTTCCCCTATAGTTAGCATTCACGAAGGCGTGGTTTCTGAACGAGAAAACGACATTTTCGGTGTTCACCACCACGCCTGTAGATGCGATAGCTGCCGAGCCGTTACGATTAACCCATGCAAAAGGTCTCATCCATAACATAGCAGCCTCCTTTCCTAATTAACCCCAAAAGCTTGCATTGTTGACACCATTCAGACCATATAAGCCTGTTTGCCAAGCAACGCAATTTGGAACAGCAGTAAATGGACTGTAGCTGGTTGTAACAGTTGATGGAAGCTTACACTTGATACCATCTACCTCTTTTTGCAAGCCAGCCAACATAGCGTTGACAGGTGCCATAGCTTGACCTACAATCTGCGAAGTCATGGCAGAAGACTTATAAGTTCCATTCTCTTCACGAAGATGGTCTATCTTGTCCTGCATATCTCTGAGTTCTGCTTGGCGTTGGCCATTAACTACGGTCTGAGTACTATCTTTAATAGCATTCAAAATGTCGCATGTCTGACCTTTAGTTTCGAAAGCAACATTAGAAAAACCTCGTTCCTGACTTACGGCTACATTGTTGATGGCATTCTGCAAAGTGCCAGTCTGCTGACACATAGCCAACTTGACGTTTCCGTCCATAGCCGTAATATTGTTATTTACACGGCAGCAGCAGTCAGCGAGTTGTGATGCAATCTGCATGTTACCTTGCTGAAGAGCGTTGATGGTTTGCATTCCGCTCATACCTACTTGGTTGCCCACGTTCTGGACTTGGGTTGTCAAGGCAGAGATTGCTTGTTGAATCTGTCCTTCAGTACAATTGAGCTGAGTAGCGAGATTACTGAGTGCATTACGATTGCCACCGATAGCATCCATAAGCAAGGAACGACCATAGTCATTGTTGATTTCATTGGCAAGACCTGCGCCATTGCCACGGCCACCAAAGCCGAAACCATTACCGCCCCAACCACAGAAGCAAAGGATAAAGAGCAGCCAAATGAACCAAGAACCATCGCCATTGCCGAATCCGTTATTACCCTTCATCGCAAGAAGAACGTTTGGGTCAACGCCTCTCTGTTGGAGCAAAGGAGCTATCAAGCTCATCATTCCTCCATTGTTACCTGAACCCTCTGGATTAAAAACATAAGTTTTTGATGTCTCCATAAGAATAATCTTTTTGTGTTAAACCTTTATTAAACTAACTCTATGTAACGTTACGGCTGCAAAGTTACGAATAATAAGCAAAAGGTTTAATAACTCTATCAAACTTTCTTTTAATCGCTAATAATCAATAAGTTAAAGTGATAGGAGGTAATATCACACTTTCGAATGCATGAAAAACAAAGGCTTGTTTGCAAATTCCGTTTGCAGAAAACGATAAATGCAAACGGAACTGCAAACGGAAATTAAGCACACACAAACTTGAAACCAAATTTTTCAGTATAGTATTCCTCTTTAGGGTGTCTTTTTGTCTCGGAGTCATAGCAGAGAATAAAAGGCTCACCCTTAGAGTAGAAATAGTTATAAGACTTTCGCAAATACATCTTTGCATTCAAAGCCTTTGGGGAGAGCTTTCTTATTCTTAACCTCGTTTCTTGAGGCTTACCCGACAACACTCTAAGTTCATCCATTTTATATTGCATATGCAGCTTTCTGCCTTTACTAGCATACTTTTCTTTATTCCAATAGCTTCTCAAAGACTTGTTACGCTCTTTACGAATCCTATTTATCGTTTCTACATCGTGTTTCAAGCCAAGCTTACTGACTTGTCCTAATATTGTAGACTGAGGAATATTCGTTACTTCTGAGATTTCTCTCGCTGTCATCGTTTTGTACATGTCGGAGATTTTGCGGATAGTCTCATTATTCAATTTATTGTCTATTTTCGTACCACCTAAAATAGTGATATACTTGTATAATGTATGTAAGGTTACACCAGCAGCCTTGGCTACTTCCTTTCGTGGGTAGTCATTGATGTGGACTTTGATATAGTCCATCTGTTCTTGTGTTAATCTTCTTGGCATTCTTCGTCCTCCTCAAAAGAAAATCCGTATTTGTTCTTGTAGAATTCTTCATCCATTCTGCGAGTATTCCGGTCATAACCTAAGATGTATGGTTCACCTTCAAACGCAAAATACCCATACTTATTTATAAGATGGTACTTGGCATGATATGATTTTATCGGCATTTCTGAAAATTTGAATTTCGTCTGCTGCGGAATACAAGATATAACTCGGAATTTCTCCATCTGCATAGTTCTTTGCCAGCTTTTCACCCTTTTGCCAATAGTTGCTTTATCATATGCTTTTTTTAAGTTAGCCAAACTATTCTTTTTAAGTCTTTCGATAGTTTCTTCTGAATGAGTAAGCTTTAGCCTTTTAGCAGCTTTGCCTACCGTAGACGGATGGCATCCTACAATTACTGCAATCTCTCTGACCGAATGGTCAGGATATAGTTTTGTGATTTGTTCATCACGTTTCTTGTCGGGTTGCGGAACAGGTCTTTTATGTTCGATTTTACAATTGCAATCATGTAGAATCTTATACAAGAATTTCACGCTGACACCCATTCTTTGTGCCAACTTGTATCTTGGTCGTTCATTTATGTGCGCCTTAATAAAGTTTATTGTGTCTTGTTCTATAACTTTCATTTTTATTCAGTTTTTGTGGTGTGTCTCACCTGTTTTTTGCAAAGATAATGAGATTTTATTGGCAGAGCAAATATTTTAATGTGTTATAACTTAGTTTAAGGAAAAATTTAATTATTTGCACAAAAATTAATTGTGTAGTTTTCTGACTCGGCTATTTCCACATTATTATATATAAATAGCTATCTTTGCAACAAAAAACACAAAGAAATGACAGCGGAAACTATTCAATTAATACAGACGGGAATTAATCTTCTTTGTGCATCGGGTGTAATCTCAACGCTGCTGTACTATAATAGTAGAAAGCGAAAGGAGGCGGCACTCGCATCACAGGAAGAGAATAAGACTATTTCATCATATGCCGATGAGTGGAAGGCTCTCTATGAACGTTCCAACGAGTCGGTCGTTAATCTTAACAGTAAAATAGATGAATTATATGAGGAAATCAATCAGTATCGTATTACGATACGCAATCTTAGGGACGAGAAGAACGATTTGAAGCTTGCCTTGCATGAGGCACAATGGAACAGATGCATCAAGGATGGATGCCAACTTAGAACCCCACCAAGAAAACGAGATTCTTTAGAAGCATTTGTTGAAAAAGAAGAGAGTACGATATATCGTGACAGGGAGGATTAAAATATGGTTAAGTATCTGAAATTACTCATACAAGTTAATAGCGGACATTCAAGCAAGGCATTCTTCTTAGTGTCCGTGACCTTGATAGGTTTCTTGATGCTCTTGGTTGTATGCTTCATCTTAGTGTGGGAAGTGGTGACTTATGGGACGATCAAGACCGATTTGATGGGGTTAAGTGCATTTGTTGGTAGTGTGGCTAGTTTGTTCGTCACGGCTGGCATTACCAAGACGATAGGGGAACGTGGCGAACACAATAACAATAACTTAAAGTTGGAGGAAAAAGACAATGGCTAAATCGGAGATTTTAAGCGAGTTCGTACTTAGTTGGGAATCATCTAAGTACACAAACAAGAAGAGTGATAGAGGTGGAGCAACGAAATACGGAATTACGCTTGCCACTTGGAAGAAGGTGGGGTATGACAAGAATGGCGACGGAAAGATTACAGCCGATGACGTTAAGCTGCTCACCAAGTCGGACTATGACCGAGTTTTCAAAAAGAACTACTGGGACGTTTGCTGTGGTGATAAAATAGTTAGCCAGTCGGTCGCAAACCTTCTTGTGGACTTCGCCTATAACAGCGGATGCTCAAAGGCTATTCAGAAGATACAGAAAGTTGTCGGAACGAAGGTGGATGGTATCATGGGCAAGAAGACCTTGGCGGCTATCAACAACTTCAAGCAAGGGCAGTGGGTCTTGTTCGATAGCCTGAAGGTCGCTAGGATTACCTACTTTAACGACATCGTGAAGGATGACCCCAAGCAAGAGGTCAATCTAAAGGGTTGGCTCAGGCGAGTGGGAAACATCAAGTATGGAAAGCTCGTCTGCAATGACGGAAAGGAAATCACTTGGAAGTAATGGCAAAGGTAGCCTCATCACTCTGGTCGGTGGGGTTATCTTCGCTTTGGTTCTATAATTTCGCATTATGTTAAGATAATAAAATGTAGCCTAACTTGCTAGTATTCAACGAAAGCGCAATTTTGCGCCGTCGTTGAATATAGTTTTACTCTTCGCTTTTCTTGTCGAAATGTAATTTATCTAGAGCATCAAGCATTTTGTGTTTTCTGTCTTCGTATTCCGTATAAAGGTAATTTGTCTCCAAGTCTGATATGCGCTTGGGATTCAAATTAGAGTCAAATTCAACGCTTTCGTATGCCGTTTCACGTTCTTTCGTCTTTTTATTTTTCAAATGAATTTCTGCGAACATTACATAACGAAAAGGAGGATTGGAATTGGACTTCTCAGACTGCTCTATGATTTCATCAACGGATTGTCTCGTAAATTCCACACGATAAGCAGGAATGATGTCTTTGTCGTTGTACTTTTCCCAAGACAAAACATATAGCTTACTATACCATACGTCCTCAACATCAAAATCTAGCCTATACCCATCGTATTCTTTGAGGATATATGGAACGAATGCCTTTTCTGCTTTCTCTGTTAGTTCTTTCTTGTTGTCGCATGATGATGCAAAGAACAACAAACCAAGTAACAAGCAGAAATTAATCAGCCTTCTCTTCATTGGTGACCTCGTTTTCTTTGTTTGCGATGGCTTTTGTCTCGGAACTAGAGAAGAAGCCATATCCAAATGATGAAAGGGACAAGAAGAACAACAAGGAGGAGAATCCAACCTTAACGAGCTTCGTTAGAGCCAAGACGTTGTTGGCTGCGTAAGCACTTGCGTGTTGCATACCTGTGTAAGCGTCACCACCGAAATACTGCATCTCAGCCTCCTTGCCTACATCTTGCAATAAACAAACGATAGCCAAAATGATGCCTACGACACCAATAATTGAAAATGTTACTTTCTTTTTCATAATCTTAATGTTTTAATTATTAATTGTCACTTCTTCAATTTCTCCAATATCCCCATAGCCTCATCAATGGATGATGCGGAATACAGCTCACCACCTTGTTTTATCAGGGCGATGAAGTCACTCATAGCATCTACTTTGTTTGGTTCGTCAAACAATTCTGCTACAGGACAACCTATAGCGTTTGCTATTTTTTCGATAGTTGATATACGCAAATCGTTTTTCTCGCTAAGTAAACGAGAAACAGAAACCCTATTCACACCCATCCGGTATGCTAGGTCTTGTTGCGTTATACCATATTTATTAAGAATGTCTTTAAATCTCATAATACGTAATACGTTACATTGTTATTTGCTTGCAAAGATAAGAATAATATTTGAAAAGTAGCATATATACGTAAAAGTATTAACGAAGTTTAAAGAATAGTACGTTACAAACGAATATTTGTTAATTAACTTAAATACGTTACGTTTTATTTCTAAAAAGTTTGGTAGTGTAACGTAAATATGTTACCTTTGCATCGTGATTAAGAAACAAAGGTCACAAGAATATTATTAATTTAATTGCTGTTATGCAGCCGAGTCGGCACTCGTAAAACGGTATAGTTATTATGGCTACTACATTTAAGAATATGATGAAGGAGGTTATGAACATGGCTCACAGAGCATTTCAGTTGAAGGGTGCGGTTATGAGTTGGTCAGAGTGCTTGAAGCAAGCTTGGGCGGTAATGAAGTTAAAGCTTGCGATGAAGAAGCAGGTTGTCGAGTTCTTCTATATGAAGATGAATGGAGAGGTGAGACAAGCCTTCGGTACATTGATGGCAACCCACATTGATTACGTGCCAAATGGCAATGGCAAGACCTATAGAGACTGCATCAAGTATTGGGATGAGGTCAAGGGCGAGTGGAGACAGTTCAAGGCTTACAACTTCATCAAGGTTGCAGCCTAAGAGATATAAACCTTTCAAGGTGTTTGGTCGGGCTTATAAGGAGTGAGCCGTTAATCACCCCTTAAACTTAAAGAATAGGAGATTTTATTATGAGATACTTGGTAGTAACATTCTATAAGGAGGTAAATCACTTCTTCGATGATAACACTTTGGAGAAGGTTGTGTTTGAGCATAAGATTGACCCAAACAAGAGTGATTATGACAATCAGACCGATGCTTACGAGATTGCAATCAGCAAAGGTCATAACCCTAACAAGAACATAATGTTTAAGGAGGTAGAGCGATGATAGTTACAAGTTATTTCACGAAGAGCGAGTATATCAAGGGCGATTACCAAGAGACCGAGCTGGACAAGCGCAAGCGTGAGGTTGACTTCTTGATAACGGGTGTAGGTAATCGTTGGGAGATTCGTTTCAACCATTCTGAGAGCCTAAAGGAGAGCCGTAGCGTGAAGAAAAGCGAGTATGCGGATAATGTGTACTACGTTACATCAAACGCCTTGGAGAAGCTAAAGAAGCAATATACATACGAGTGCGATTTCTAGTCGCACAAGTGAAAAAACGTGAGGCACACGCTAAACTGCACCGGACTTTAAACATTAAATATTTAAGAGATATGGATAAGAATTTGATGGATGCTCTTTACGTGAGCTACAATGAGAAGATTGGTGTATTGAGTGACAATGAACATAATGTTGTATCACACATATTGGGTACGGACTTAACCCTAGTGTTCGACAAGCAGGAGATGAAGACTTATCTTCTTGTTCCTCTCTCCAAGAGACACAAGATAGAGTGTCATCCTGGCTTACGTGGTAAGGAGTGGGTTAAGGTTGACGGCAAGAAGATAGCGAGCGATGATTTTTTCCGAAAGGACGCTTGCCAATGGATTGAGGTGAAGACCTATGATATTCTTTCTGAGGTCGCCTAAAATATATCGGGCGGTGGGGTGGCAGTCGTGAGGGGCACACGACATAAATATAAACTGCCACTGGTAGCCATCCCATTCCCCTTTAATGATGTTTAATTTAACAGTTTTAAGTATGGCGTTTGATTTGAACAAAAAGGACGTTAATGTTGAGACTCTACCAGTAGTCTCCGAGTTTTTAAAACAACCTGAGAATGGAGGTGTTAAGTGTGAAGTAATTAAAATCGAAGAGTATGACGGTAAACAAGCCGTCAATGCTAGGGAGCTGCACCAAAAGTTGGGTAGCAAGTATCAGTTTGCAAATTGGATTCAAGAACGAATTTCAAAGTATGGATTCGTTGAAAATCAAGACTATGAGGTTTTTAAGGAAAATCTTAAAAACTCAAATGGAGGTCGTAGTCGTATTGAGTATGCTCTTTCGCTAGACATGGCGAAGGAGTTGTGTATGGTTGAGAATAATGATGCAGGTCGCAGGATTCGCAAGTACTTCATTGATATGGAGGATGAGGCACGAAAGATGTTGGCTCAACAGAGTGTCGTTCCGTCCTATCAGGAATCTGACCCTATCAAGCGTGCGACACGATGGATAGAGGAGGAAAAAGAGCGACAAGCCTTGATGCTAGAGAACAAGCGCAAGCAGGAAGCCTTGGAAGCCAGTCAGAAGGAGGTGGTGGAGCTGAGTTCCACTATAACCCAGATGCAGCCAAAGGTTACTTACTATGACGTGATGATAAAGAACAAGAGTACGAGCGTAATCACTTCCATGGCGCAGGACTACGGAATGAGTGCCAAGGCATTCAACAAGAAGTTAAATGAGTTGGGTGTGCAGCACAAGGTTGCCGACCAATGGGTGCTTTATCGTCAGTACTTGGATAAGGGTTATGTCAATAGCGAGCCTGTGACTATCACCCATAATGATGGAAGCCAGACTGTCAAGTACAATACGAAATGGACTCAGCGAGGACGTTTCTTCCTCTATGACTTTTTGAAATCCAAGGGCATCTTGCCTTTGATTGAGCGAGCCGTTTAAAGTGCCTCGTACAGCTAATGTAGGATTACCAAGGATAGGGAATGCGTTTTTCACGCATTCCCTATTTCTATTTTTTCACTTATTCAAGTTTCGGAAACAACTCAAATGATTCTTTTGATGCCATATACAATATAATCCGTACCTTTGCACTCAAAAAGGAGGTTGATATGCAACTTAGATTTGATTGGTGGCGTTGGCTCGTTACCATATTGGTAGGTTTCTTTATCATGCTGATGATGTACGGATGCCGGACAACGAGATATGTAGAAGTGGAAAAGGTGGTGCGAGACACTACTACTTATGCTCACTGGGACTCTATCGTCAATGAAAGGGTCAGGCTCATTCAGGATAGCTTACTCTCTTACCATTGGGAGCAGACCGAAAAGCAGGTTAAGGATTCCACTTACATCAAGGATGATGTTAAGACAAGGGTAGATGAGAGTGGTAAGGTACTAGGTAAGGATTCTACTCATATAGAGATTAGATACAGGGACAGCAAGGAACTATCCAAGGTTCGTGATAGCCTTATTCATTATAAGGAGATAGCAGAGCGAGCGAGTATATACAAGGCTCAGAGGGATAGTCTAAACAGAGAATTGAGTATCACCCAGACCAAAAAGGAATATATTGAGAAAGACTTGGTTGGATGGGACTTGTTCTATTGGAAATTCGGTATGATTTCCTTTTGGGTCGTTTCCTTGACGCTGGTAGCAATGATTTTCTTTCTCACGGTAAAATATAAGAAAAAGTTTTTTCATTAGGTTGGTTTTTAGTTATTAAGGTTTTAGATTGGTTTTTAGGTAACAACTTATGGAGCAGCTGCCAGTGATGGTGGTTGCTCTCTTTTTTTTTGTCTTGAAAATGCCTTAGAGTGTAAAATGTTAATATTGCAAGCGGCTTAATGTATTTGTAGTTTTATATATGTAACTAAAATTGGGTTGTGTGTTAAAAATACGCAATTAGAGTAGAATATCACATTAAAGCCCTTGCAGTTTGAAAATAAATTAGTATCTTTGCAGCGTGCTTTGTTGGTGCTGACACGCTTACAAGAATCAATAAGATTTTCCGTGGCGAAAGCCATACCACGATAATCCTTACCTAGATTTCGGTGTCAGACGAATGAAGGGTAAGGATTTCTTTTTAGAATCCTTGTTTTGAGTCGAAACATTCTTAGATAGCTCTAGGTTAGCAATGGGCTATAATCGTTGGAGTAGGCGAAACACAGATAAGTTAAACAAATAAGGAAACGAGTTATTATGCATCAGATTAGAATTGGTATCAAGCAAGCTAAAATTGCACTAGGCGATAAGAATCGCTTGGTGGGATTTTGTTTTGCCTTAAAGATAAAATTTCTATTCCGTGCATCAGACCTTCATTTTAGATCTACAAACCAAGCAGCTAAAGTGATGGGCTACAACAAGAAAGATTTCAAACAATATTTGGATTTATCAGTTAAATTTGGATATTGTAGAATCGAAACTAATAAGTTCGGTGTGAAGAGAATCATAGCGAACAGGTTGTATGACAGTTTCCAGTACTGCTACAAGACAAGACGATGCGAGATAACTAAACTGACCTTGCCTCAGTTGAGAAGTCTTTTGTGTGATGTCGTTGTGAGTAACAAAATCAATGTCATTGAAGATGTCTCCAATACGCATTGTAGAGCCGTCAATGGGAATACGATTAAAAGTGTACGTAGTGCCCAAAAAACGGAAGCTCGTATGTTGGAAAGACCATTCAATGAAAAGTACACAAGTTATTCATACACCAGCATGATGAAAGATACCTGTTCAACTAGATACCAAGTTGGGAAGACTATCAAGAAGCTTGTTAAGTCTGGTGCGGTAAAAAAAATAGTCCAATGTACAGAAGCCGGAATAGAAGCATGTGCTTGTACTAACAATTGGCATTATTATGATGCGTTTGGAAATCTTATCATCATTTCGGCAAAATATCGAAAGGGTCAACTGCGATGCGCTAACAAATACAAAGTCCTAAAAAGCCAAGTATCTAAGTCGAAGAGTGGAACGAACCCAAAAATTATTGAGCGAAAGATGAAGTGGGTAAAAAATCGAACGTAATAATAGTAGACGAGAGAATCAATAAATAACCTGCACTCGTAAGGGAGTTCGTAAAGGTAAGGGGAATATACGAAGTATATTTCACTTACGTATATAAATTACTCGTATGTGTGTGAGGTAGATTGAAGAAACTAAGAAAAGAAAGAAGCTATGGGAGAAAGAAGACAAACGAAGGGGGATGAGCACAGAAGCGTTACAAAGCCAACTTATGAAGAGTTTGCAATGTTTTGCTTGATGGCAGGTTTCACGAAAGACAACCTGAAGTGGCTTTATGGTCGCTTCGATGATGTCGGATGGTTGCTGCCAAGCGGTAAAGTCCCTAAGAAATGGGAGGATTTGGTCAAGAAATGGAATTCCTTGAAAAATCCAAGCCAGACTTACCGCAAGCATGGTTTCAAGTTCAAGACCAAGGAAGAGAAGATGCACGACTGCTACGAAGTGTGGACAGATGGTTCTGCGGTACTTAGGACTGATACCAAGCGAAGAAAGTACACTGGTGGTGCTGCCTATGTAATTTTACACGAAGGCAAGGTGTATAAGCAGGGAAACTACGGAACTATAGACACGACAATTAGCCGTATGGAGCTTTTGGCAATCATTTGTGGTGTTGGTCATTGCCCACAAGGTGCGGTTGTGACGGTTCATAGTGATAGCCAATATGCACTAAAGACTTTGAGCGGTGTTTATTCTGCACACAAGAACTTAGATTTGATGGAGAAGTTTAGAAAGCATTCCGCTCATGTAGCACACATCACTTGGCGCAAGGTGAAGAGCCATTCGGGAGTTGAATATAACGAGCTTTGCGACAGATTGGCAAACGAAGGTAGAATAGCTGCCGAGATTAAGGCAGGATTAAAAGTTAATTCAAAAGCTTAGAGAAATGAAGATACGGACATTTGAACTATGTGCCGGATATGACTCTCAACTGATGGCTTTGGAGCGACTGAAGAAGAAATATTCTGATTTCGATTACGAGTGTATCGGATGGTCTGAGATAGAGCCAAGTGCAATAGCCTTGCATAATGCTTGCTTTCCTAGTCTGTCCGGCAAGAATTTCGGTGATATGACAAAGATAGATTGGAGCAAGGTTGCTGATTTTGACTTGCTGACATATTCAACACCTTGTCAGTCTGTTTCGCAAGCCGGAAAGCAGAAAGGAATAGAGGAGGGAAGCAATACACGTTCCTCTATCCTTTGGTTCACAAGAAACGCCATTATTACCAAGAGACCGAAATACCTCTTGATGGAGAATGTAGAGGCTTTGGTTCAAACAAAGTTCATTGGGTTCTTTAACAAGTGGCGCAAGGAGTTAGAATCATATGGATATATCAACTTCGCTAAGGTGGTAAATGCAGCCGACTGCGGTGTTCCTCAGAACAGAAAGCGTGTATTCATGCTCTCTATACGAAACGATGGTGATAAGATAGATTATCATTTTCCGAGAAAGACAAAGCTAGAGAAACACTTGGTTGATGTCTTGGAGGAAAATGTGGAAGAGAAGTACTTTTTTAGTGATGACTTGCTATGTAAAGAGAAATTTGTATCGAATGAATGGAAAGAACCTATGAGTGCAGCTATAAGAACTCGTTCTGAGGGGAAGTGGATAAAAGGCGAAAAGCATAGTTCAAAGGTCGAACTTGGAAAGAACATAGCCAATACCATTACATCTGCGAGCAAGGACTCCTTGGTTGTGCTTGGAGAGACAAGGTTGCGCATTAGGCGTTTGACTCCGAGAGAACTCTTCCGCTTAATGAACGTTGACGAAGAATACATAGACAAGATGCTTGAAAGTGGAGTGTCGAAGTCAAGTCTTCAAAAGGCTGCTGGAAATTCGATTGTCGTAGCTTGTATGGAGAGGATATTCAAGGAACTTTGGTTTTCTGAGAGTAATGTTAAAGTCGCTGATGATGGTCAGCTATGCTTATTTTAAATATTGACGATATGATGTTTTTAAATATTAACGAGAAAAAGGAGAAAGCAAATGCTATCTCATACAAGATAGATGAGTACATCTGGGGACGAAAGGATTTTGTTACCGATTGCCCCTATGGTGAGAAAGGCAGATACACCAATGCAATTAATAAAGTTGGTGATTTGGAGTGTAATACTTGCGAATGGCAGGTAAGACATGACCCAAGTACGCAAGTTGTGATGTGCTCCCATCCAAAGGTGTAGAAGAGCGAGATTAAGAAACTTTTTAAGGATATGTGATATGGATAAAGAGAAATTAAAGAATGATTACGAGAATGCTTGCAATGCTTACTTGAAGGCATTCTGTGAGAAGCATGAGTTTTACGGATTAGATAATACGGAGACATTTTGGATAGGTGGCCAAGTTGGAGGAATAGCCAATTGCGGTGATTTTACCTTCGATATGGCTACTATTGTAACTGATATAGACAAGGAAGCTCCCGAAGAAGAGTTGTTGAAGTGGTACGATTATACTATTGAAGCTAGTGAGTTCAATTTGCTTATTCCAAACTTCGATCATTGGCTTATAGGGTGTCCAAGAACACCAAGTAAATGGTTCGAGAATATGCGAGCAAAGCGCAAGGAATTTGAGGACTTGTTGAAACAAGAAAATGAAAGGTTGAAAAATGGAAAGAAGTAATCTTTTTAATCATTTGTTGAGGATATTTGATGAAGGTCTCAGTATGAATACTACCGAACTAGAATTCGGTACACTTGAAGTAACTGTAGAGAATCGAAGCCAAGACAAGAAAATCACATTCTTAGCAAAGGGCATGGAGGATGCCAAGCAGAAAGCCATGGAATGGCAGGTCGGACAAATGCTCTTGAATTGCGATGATTTCGAGGAGATTGTTATGTTCTTGGCTCAAAGAAAGAAACTTAAAAAGGAAATGTCAAATGGATAAGAATTTTAGAAGTTGTTTTTGTTGCGTCCATTTCTTGGAAATACAAATTACAAGTATAGGAAATGTTTTGAAATGCAAGAAAGGTAGCACTACGAAAGTACAAGGGAAGAGAGTGACAGAAATTGCTGCAAGGTGCAAAAACTACAAAGCGTGTGGCACACGTTAAAGAACATGGTAAGACGAATTTAAGGATACAGGTGATAGTAGCAAGAGTGTTTGAGAAAGAGAAAAATGTAAAAACTTTAAAATAAATGGTAGAAATCATATTAGATAATTAAAATACATTAATAAAATAAAGAAACACATTAAAACGCTTGCATGTTTCAAATATTCTTTGTATCTTTGCATTGTAATTAAGAAATAAAGGTTATTAATTTGAAAAGGTGAGACACACCATAAAAACTGGTGATAATGACAAAGAAAGAAATTTTAAAACAATGGCTTGATGAGCCGAAAGTGAAATATTGTGGCAGTTCAAATTTTACGTTAGGTTATGGTGATGGCTGGGATTGGGTTAAAGATACTCTACGACCAGCTATCACGAAGAATGCGATGTTCCTCAGATTCTTGGAGCATGGTTTCTGTGAGATAGAAGAATTTCTGAAATCCAAGTCCGAGAAACCGAGCGAAGAGGATTGTACCTTGTATTCTGTTGGATACAAAGATGGAGTCACTGATGCCATGATAGCAATAAAGAACAGATTTGAAATATTTAAATAGGAGGTTTTGATGGATTTAGGAAAGGCGATTAAGACAATTAGGGTAAGCAAGGGCTTGACCCAACGACAACTGAGTAAGGCTATCGGTTGTAGCGAGACAAACATGTTGTTTATGGAGACAGGAAGAACGTTTCCACGTAAGAGTAAGATTGATGCAATATGCAAGGTATTGGAGATTCCGATGTCATATTTGTTGATGTTCTCTATTACACCGGATGATATTCCGGAAGATAAGCAGAGTTTGTATACAAGCATCGTTGAGCCGATGCGTAACGAATTTATTAGGGAGTTGTTGCGATGAAGAAAGGCTATTATTTTGTGGCTAAGTATGTCAAGAATGGCATAACACGAATATGTACAGGTACACAAGAGACGATTGAAGGCTATTTTGATTTCGTCAGTGCTGGAAATTTTATAGCAAAGGAACATAATGTTGATTTCAAGGACGTAATTGTAACTTTTTGGTCAGAGATTAATTCAGTAATGTTGGATAAATATAAGAAAACATTAGGAGAGCAGAATAATGGTTGAATTCGAGTACGAAGGAAATATCATTTGGAAAAATTACGACTTTCATTTTATGCCTTGTGTAGGAGATAAAGTTGTGATTAACAACCTTACATATAAGATTAAGTCTCGTGTGTTCAAGTGTGATGGGAAGATAGTTAAAGTGGTTTTAAAAAAGGTAGATAATGAAATTACGAATAGTTAAACATGTTTGTGCCGATGGAGTAGAAAGAGGTATCTTGGAGTACCGCAACCATTGGTGGGAGAAGTGGAAGCCATTGCATCAGGAAGGCAAGCTGGCTTATGTTTCATATATGGGAACGAAACCATATAAGTCATTGCAGGAAGAGTGCTTTGATGTACTTGGATTGAATGAAGAACAGATAAAGGTGCGTGAACAGATGTCCCGTTATATCTTGGATGCAGAAGAGGTATATGTTGGTGCTAGAATAGGCAACGAATATCATATCGGCTATGATGTTGATAATGATGAGAGTCTTGAAACGCTTAGAAATTTGGAGGAATAGTTATGATCGGAAAGATTTTTTCGGTTAATACCGATATTGTATATCGTAGAGAGGAGAGTTTGAATCTCTTCGAAGGCAAGAAAAAACTTGATAAGGTGGTTTCCGGTCGGGTGTTCAAGGAACAAATCAAGTTGCTTGGTTTTACCATCAGGACAAAGTATTTCTATCAGATTTGCTGCCCACAAGTCAATATGAATGATACCCATGAGGTTTGCACATTGTATAGGGTTGAGGATTTGGTGAGAAAAGAGTGCTATAACAAGGTTGTTGAATATTCTATTAGAAAACATCATGCCTAGTGTTAATTGTTTCAGAAGAGTCTTGTTGAACGTAGGTGGCAAGAAGATAATTATCAGTGTGCCGCATGGAATGACCGAAACCGAAGTAAACAAGGTTATGATTGTTACTAGAGGTTATCTTCAGCAATATGTCTATGTTGAAATGGTGTTGGCAGAGTGCTTCATGCAGAAAATCGAAAAGAGTATTCTGAAGAAGAAATGCGTTAGGTTTGAAGTGAAGAAGAAGTGGGTGGACTGCAAGAAGAACCTTCGCAAGGCGATTAAGTATTATGACGCTTATGTTCCTAATGCAGATTTCAATAACGAATTCGCAATGACGTTCTATGACAAGATTAGTGAAGACTTGTACAAGTTGCGAGATAAGCTTGCGGTGAGGTTACAGAACTTAGGGATTGGTGAAAAATCGGGAGTTTATGCGAATGCAATCATCCTGTACAATCTGACCAACCTTTGTTTGGGAACTTACGAGAATATCATCCGTAAGCTGTATGAAGATTTGCATGTTAACTTAATGCAAGCGTTCAAGGATTTTGCTCCTATCTTGGCCTTTGAAAATTCTTATGACTTCATGGCATTGGTGATGGATAAGGATTTCAAAAGATTGGCTGACCATTTGATGACTAAAGAGATTCTTTCTTATTTCGATAAGGTGAGAAACGGTGTCTTCAACGAACAGACTTTGAATGCAGCCGCTGTAAATGCGACAGAAGACTTGAAAGACGATGAGAAGGATTTGCAGAAAACTTATATCGGAATTAGTGACTTTATGAAGAGTGACTATCCTTTGGAGAGTGTGACATCTAAGAAAGCAAGCTAATGAAAATCGAACCAAGTGAGTTCTTGCCTATAGGTAATGAATTTCAGAAAATCTTCGGAATAAGCTTTGGAAAATTCATTGATATGCGGTTTCTTTTAGCGAGAAAAGAGTTAGTCTTCAATCTGCTGAAGTTCACAGATTGGCTTGAAGAGTGCTATCCGGATGAGTGTTCCATTGATGGAGTGAGTTATAATACTGTTGTCGAGCGAAAGTTTGGTAAGCGAGGTGTTAAAATGATAAAAAAGCTATTGAAATGAAATACCCACGTGTCAAAGCCGTGTGATGCCCAGCGTGGGGGCGGGATTGTAAACTTAGGAGTCACACGGCTTTATTTTGAAGTTTCATAACTACAAATAGCCTATCGCTAATGGTTGTTCCCTTGGGCAGGGAGATAGTTAATACCGCATCGTAAGATGTGAACACTTAAAATTTGCCGACAACCATTGGCACTTTAATTATAAAACAGGTGAAAGTTCTTGCCGATTTCCTTGCATATATGAAAGAAATTTCGTATCTTTGCAAGTGAATTTCGGTGAGACACACCTTTCAAAAACTGGTTAAAATTTAAGAATATGATTTCATACAAGTACAAGCTATATCGGACGAAGAAGACGAAGCATTTGGATAAGATGCTCCGTGAGGCTTGCTATGTTTGGAATCACGCTCTTGCCTTGCAGAAGAGATACTATAAGCTGTATCACAAGTACATTCCAAGATTTACTATGTATAAGCATTTCTCTAAGTGTTATAAACCAACATTGCTTAATTGTCAAACAGTTAGGGAGGTGTTGGATAGATTGGATATATCTTACAAGCGTTTCTTCAAGCATGATGCGAAGCGTCCACCAAAATTTAAGAAAGCAATAGAATTTGGTTCATTTGCCTTTCAACAAAATGGCTATTCCCTTAGTGGAAACGAGTTTGTGATAAACAAGATAAAGAAGTCATTTAAGTTCTCTCTGAGCCGTCCCTACGATGGCAAGGTCAAGAGGGTGTCGGTCAAGCGAAACAAGTTGGGCGAGTACTTTATCGTCCTTTGCTTAGACAAGCAAGCCGAGTCTTACGGAAAGTCACATGATGGTGCATCCGTGGGCATCGACTTTGGATTGAAGAAGTACATGACTTTGAGCGATGGGCGTGAGATTGATAATCCTCAGTTCCTTAAAACTGACTTGTTGGAGCTTAGACGCAGGTCTCGCAACCTCTCGAAGTGCAAGAAGGGCAGCAATAACCGCAAGCGCAAGAAGCTGGAATTGGAGCGATTGTATCGGGATATTGTGAACAAGCGTTCCGATTTCCAGTGGAAGATGGCGCATGAGTTGTGCAAGCGTTATGACTTGATTTGCTTGGAGGATTTGAACTTGGAGGGAATGAAGCGTAATTGGGGACGCAAGATGTCTGACTTGGCTCATGGCGATTTCGTTGTGAAGTTGGAACACGTTGCGAAAAAATATGGCGTTCAGGTTCATAAGATTGACCGATTCTTCCCTTCGAGCCGCCTTTGTACTTGTGGTTATAAGAATGATAAGCTGTCATTGAGTGATAGGGTTTGGACTTGTCCTATTTGTGGTGCAGTTCATCCTAGAGACCTCTTTGCAGCTGAGAATATACTTCGGCAGGGCATTGCCGAATTGGGTAGTGGTAGTAAGCCGTCCGAGCAATCGCAAGGGTGCAGCCACGTTAGTCACCCAACAATTCCTTGCAAGTAGCGAGGGAGTATGTCAAACCAGGTCACTGGGGAGGTGTTGACACCAACAAGGGTTTAAATCCCTTGTCATCCACTAATTTTAAAAGGTTAAATTATGAATGAGTATTGTGAGAATTTGATTTCAAATGGAGTTCCTAGCTGGATAGTAGAGGAGGCTTATAAATTTACAATTGAGCCTTTGAAATCAACAGAAGGCTTGGTAGGAATTGATAAGGAAAATAGTGAGCTATATAGAAATGTCATTATCGCAGCCTACATTGAGGGTGCTAGTGCTACATTGGTAAAAGTGCAAAGATATTATGGCGGTGAGGAACATAGTTAGACAATGGAACGAGGCAACAGAAGGATATTCGTACCGCTTTAAAGGTGGAGATATTTTCCTCCGGTTGGTTAAGGCTGAAGGCAGTTATGAATTGCGTAACCCTATAGGTTATGGTGTTCAAGTAGTCAAATGCAAAGACTTGGATGAAGCAGATACAAAAGCCAAGGAAGTGCTAGAAGCGTTTTTTGAAGACAAAGTAAACATAAAAGTTATTTGATTATGGACTTAGAAATGTTGATTGATAAGATAGACTTTAGTCAAGGTGCAAGGCAGATAGCCAAGCAAGCCTTGGAGTTGGGAATGAAATATCAAAAGGAAGGTGCTTGGCATTCGGTTGAAGAATTGCCGGAGTACAACAGACGCATTGTCGGTCTGACTAAGGTTCGTAAGCGTTTCAAGCATCTGAATTTCTTAGGCGAGGAATGGTGGAATAGGTTCACGAAATCAAACGCCATCTATAAATGGGCTTATGTGGATGATTTGATATGATAGTAATCGTAGAAATCCATAATGCTATTTTGTTTTAAAGGTTTGCCCCATCACTATATATAATAATGTAGTGGTGGGGATTTTTGTGTTAACGTCAGCAAATTGTCGGTGTTATATGTTACGATATATTAAATAATAAAAGAAACACATTAAAAAGTTTGCATATTTCGGATATTCTTTGTATCTTTGCATTGTAATTAAGAAACAAGGTTACTAATTTTAAAAAGGTGAGACACACCACAAAAACTGTAAGAAGAAAGTGGAAAAGAATAATGTTTATGTAGAGGTGTTGGCAAAGATTGCCAGCCTCATGGGTAGAACAAAGGAGTCTATCCAGATGTCGTCTTCAAATACTCATACGAGTATTACGATGTTTGCCGAAAATAATAGCAAGATTATTGGAAATTGGTATTTTGATGCTTCCGATAGCAAGGAGTTGGTGGATGCTACCTTCAATGGTCTGAAGGCTTTGGTTGAGTCTCTTGAGCACAATAAGAGCAATGACGGACAAGCAGCGTAAGTACATAGAAAGTCTTATCAAGAAAGTGTTTCGTAATGCAGATTCGCAGAGCGAAATACTTTCCAGATTGGATAGGGTTAAGATTTCAAGCCATCAAGCTTCAGTAATGATACATGCATTGAAGTTAGAGTGCAATATCGGTCGCTCCGTTCCGGCATATATGTTAATGGCAAACAATCTAAATTCAAAAATGGATGAGTTCTTTAGTATATTAGGGTACGATGAATGACGTATTCTTCAAGAAGAAAAGAAGTTGATATGAAAAAGGTAATTATGATAATAGCCGTTGCCGCCATTTTGGTAGGTTGCAAAGGTAAGGGTACAAGAGTCCAAATCTCGGATTCTGTTGACAAATTCAAGGTCGAGAAATTGTTTGTTGTAGATAGTATAACAGTGTACAAGTTTTATGACAATGGAAATGCTATCTATTTCACTAACCGGAAAGGTAGGGTAGATGCGACCCATTCCGAGTACAATCCGGTTACTCACACATACAATGACGAGGTTAACGAAACTTTATGTGAAGGAGACTGAAAAATGGAAAAGAGATTAACTAAGGAAGAGTTCCTTAAGGACTTATGGCATCCTGCTAGCGAAATGCCTGATAAAAATAGAACATGTTTGGTAAGAGTTGTTTATCATCCTAAACATGGGATGTTTCAAGATGAAGAAAGAATAGAACAATCATCTTTTCACGATTTTGGATGGTATGATTACGATTTCAAATATATTGGAACTAATTATGATATTATTAGCTGGCTCTATATTAGTGATTTACTTCCAAAGGAAGGAGGTGAACAATGACTAAATGGTACTCTGTAAAAGAAGCTCCAAACTACGAAGAATGGATTCTTACAGAATGGTATGATGGAGACGATGGAGGTCTTAAGTACGAAGCTGATTATCTTTACTCTTTTGTTTATTGGAAAGATTATGTTAGGGAGAAACAACATCACAAAGTGGTGTTATATTAAAAATATAAAAGATTAGGTATATGAAAGTACTTAAGAAGATTTTTGGTGAGCATGTTTTCGATAATCGAAATAAAGGCTTGTAGTGTTAGTCCGAATTTAAAGAGGAGGTTTGATTATGAAATTATCTGAAATAGAATTAGATTTTTTGTATGAGAAATCTGCCGAGTTGTTTAGAGATAAAGTAAAACAACGAGGGGAAGATTATGAACATGATAATAGATGCGCTTGCCCTGAAGCAGTTCGCAGAACTCATCTACGAACTCTTGCAAGAGAATCTATAGAAGATGTTAAGATTTTAATTGAAGAACTACGTAATAATGGTTATGAAGCTTAATAAAATGGTTTTTGACGATAAGAAAATAGAAGCTGCTGCTAATAAGCATATTGAGACAGAGTATGCTAGATACAATAGTGGCGAGGTTGAGGAAGAAATGATTTGTCTTAGGGGCAAAGATAGCTTCAAGGCTGGCGCTAAGTGGGCTATCAATGAGTTGATGAAGAATTTATGGCATCCAAATACAAAAGAGCCAGATAAGAGCAAGAGCGATATTATTACACTTGGTTTTGATAACGATGCTTATCTACAATTTAAAGAATCCATTCTTTGGAATGAGGAATCTTGGAGACATTCGATTAGCAGATGCCAAATCATCAAGTGGGCTTATTTATCTGACATACTGCCAAAGCAGGAAGGAGGTGAGCAATGAAGACTTTTATTTTTGATGTTATGCTCAACGGAAGATTCATCTGCACATTAAAGTATAAATATTGTGCGCTCTTCCCGATAGATTTTGAAAAATTAGAGAAGTTCGTCCTTTTAAAGAGACCTACTTTGAAAGGCAAGGATTTTAGAATTGCGTTTTGATTATGTATTTTGAATATAGAATAGTCAAGATTGAGAAAGGTTTGTTTCTCATCGAGTATAAGACCGCTCCTTATGGAGTTTGGCATGAAGTAGATAAAAAGTTCAAAACTAAGCCAAAGGCAGAAGCTTGGGCTAGAAAGAACTTAGTTTAATGAAGTAAAGCGTATGAATGGATTGTTATCAATGATTGGTATGCAAACTGAATTGGAATACCAAATGGGTGATGATTTTCCTTTTGGTTCTCCACGTATTAGATTTAATGTTCCGAAAGGCAACATTCCATCCGATAAGCAGAAGTGCCAACCAAAGGCGCAGCATGAGTTTACCATCAAAGGTATTAAGATTATGGCAGCTTCAAAGAAAGATGCTATAAAGAAGTTTAATCATCGTAAAAAGTAAAGAGATATGTTGTACGAAGCAAAACAGGGAAGTAAGGCTTACGAATACATTAAGAGTATTCTCGATGAAGAAGAAAAAGAGCGTCAAGCCTACTTGAAAAGAGTGGAAGAAGCCATAGGCTTCAAATTTGAAAAATATCAGGGCTATCAGCCTAACAGAACTATCACAAGAGTACACGAGATTACTGCTATATTGCTTCTTTCTGAGCGTTACGATACGCTAGATAAGAAGGTGTGGAAGAAGATAGACGGTGTAAAATTGGAGGACGGTTACTATGTAGCTATTGCGCCTAACAAGCGTAGTAAGCAAGGTAAGGCAATAGCCTCCGTTCTTCTCTCCTATAAATCAGTTTCCAACCATTTCAAGATAATGAAGGAACTGAATATAGAAGTCTCTCAAGCTAGCCGTTTCTCTATTACTCAGCTCCTCCGTCACAAAGACCGCATTTTCGTTTACTTTGATGATAGCATCAGAGCAGAAAAGCAAAATCCAGACTTTGAAGAAATCACGATAGGAGAGTATGAGGATTTCATTAATAGCAAAGATTAAAGCGTATGGAACAGAAGTTTATTAATGGTGATGTTGTCATGTATGACAACAAAGTAATGGTTGTAAAAGAGCCGAGAGACGGAAGCCACTTTGACTTGTCTTGCCCGAAAGAAGGATTGGTGTACTGCTTTGTTGGTGTTGATGAAATAAAGCCAATGCTCCTTACATCTGCCATTCTTCTTAAGAATGGATGGAGTAAGGGACAAATATACTTTAGGCATAGTCGTATTCCAAGAATTAAACTTTGCACAGACGGCGGAGTCAGTTGGTCTGTTTCAATAAATAATGATATTATGGGAAGTTATATCAATTATGTTCATCAGTTGCAGCATATCCTATTTGCTTTTGATATTGGAGAAGAAATGGAGGTGTAGGTATGCTTATAAGTGAATTTATTCAAAAACTCCAAGACCTTTGTGATAATGAAGGTGATATGGAGATAGTGATAGTAACAGGTAACAACGGATTGGGTTCTGTACCTCATGTTAAGAAATCACGGTTTTACGACCAATTTGAAATTACAAAGTAATAACCGCCTTCGGGCATAAATAGACAGAATTATGTTTGAATGCAAAGGTAAAAGATACCCATTATTATTCATGTTAATAACGGTATTCTTATTGCCATTTATATGGATATTCATAGTTTTATTTTGGTCGCAGGATGATAGCCTTACACCGAAATTTATAAATTATATTAGATGGCAAACAACTGGTGTTGACCATCATAAAAAGTAACTAAACATCCATAACGGATATAAATAGATAGATTATGACAGAAGAACAGTACAATGAAGTTATTTCTCTTGATAAGAGATTAAATGAGTTGAAAGGAGTGTATCATATGTTAGATAACAATGACACTCATCTTTCTTATTATAAGAAAGGTTACTTAGGTGATAGAGATAGTCTTTGTAACCTTGAAGATTTGTCTCCTATAAAAGACATCTTGGCAAAGTATGAAAATATCATACGTCTTGAAGTCAAAGGAGAAATGGAGAGTATTAAGAAACAAATTAGTGAGATTTAAATTATAGAATATGGAATGGAATAAAGTATCAGAAGTAGAAATTCCTTTTGGAGAAGAGGTAATTGCCTTTAACGAAAAGTGGATTGATGAGGATTTCAATCCTAATGGAACACGAGTAGGTTTTATTCAAGACGATGGTTTCGTATCTGCAACTTGGAATAACGAAGATGATTGTTATGATACATGCTATGAAGAAGGAGATGACTACTACAAAGGTGTCTCGGGTATTCCAGGAATGGACGCATACCATAAGCAGTTTGCAAAGCCAAATATGCCAACACATTGGATGAAAATGCCTACTCATCCTTAGTAAATAACCGTCCTTATAGGACATAAATATAAGTAATATGGAACAAACTTCATTAGAAAACAAAGTTAGTAATACTTTGAAATGGCTTGCAAATGAAATTGCATGCATTCAAACATATCATTGGGATGAAGAATATAAAAAGAAAAGTCTCAATGATGCTTGGCAAAAAGTTCAAGAACAGTTTAAGAAAGATATTGATTGGAATGCTCTTACGGAAAGTCAGTGTAAGGCTTTGCATTTTAGAAGTTGGCAATCCGAAGAAGATGTTAAAGAAAGGATTTCTCTCATTCAGTCTGAATTTGAGAAGGGATACCTTACAAAGGAGGAATTTGATAAGGAGGTTGCCAATGAGAAAAATACTCTTGGACTTCGTTTGATTCCACTATACCTATATCCATCATTGCCTATAGGTATTACCCTAACGTCTATTTGTGGAGAAGAGAGAGTTTTTGATGGTTCAAATATTGACACAGACGTTAGATGTGGATGTATTGCTTGGGGTATTAAGCCGAAAAAAGATTAACGAATCATTCTCTATGAGGATATAAAATAATTTGTAATATGACAGGAAATAATGAGTATTTAGCAAATGGACATTTCGGTTTTGGAAATGTCATTCAGTTTTTGAAAGAGGGCAAAGCTTGCCGTCGTAGTGGTTGGAATGGCAAGGGCCTGTTTATCGTTAAGCAGGTTCCTTCACACATTGAAGGTGACATCATTCCTAATATGCAGTCACTTCCTCAGTCAGCTAAGAATATCTTGATGAGCCGTGAGAATCCTCATATTGACTACACCAATCAAATGTTGATTATCAATCCTGATGGTCGTGCTGATTCTTGGGTTCCTTCTTCATCTGATGTGTTTGCGGAAGATTGGGAAGTTGTAACAGATTAACTAACCACCCTTTCCTGTAAAAGGGAGAGGGTAAAAAGAATATAATTATGACTTTAATGAATTTACAGGAAGAAATTGTTTCTATGATTGCTAAGTGTGGTTCAGAAACTATTGTTGTTAGAACTGACAGCCAGAGTTGGATAAGAGATATAAAATGCCTAAAGCACGCTAATATAGATGGTAGCGAAATGGTAATCATTAATTGAGGAGGAATAGTTATGGCACAAGAAGGATGGATATGCCCTAGATGTGGAAAGGTAAACGCACCTTGGGTAATGCAATGTTCCTGTAATAGGAACACTCAAATATTACCTAAAGTTGGTGCTCCTTACTATGATGGAGACCAAGCAACGTGTAATACAAAGGAGGATAAGCAATGAGTAAAGAAAAAGCGATAATTCATATTAATAATGTTTCCAAGATGATTGGCTCAAAAAGAATAAAGTTGAGTGAAGGCACTATAATACATATTCAAAATGAGTTAGTCTTGGCACTTAAAGAGTTGGAGGATAGAATATGATAAGAGAAGAAGTAGAAAGGAATATAGAAAAATGGCGAGAAATCTCCAGACCTTTTATAGATAAAATGGTCAAATTAAATGTAAGACGCGATGAGTTACTTCGAGAAATGGAACAACTTCAAGAAGACTGTATTAAAGCCTTGCCTGTTAGAATCGGAGATAAAATTATGGATGAAGATGGGCGTGTGGGTTGGCTTTCCAAAATAGTTCCTTATCGTTCACCATCGGAAAGGTTTATGAGATCAACATTACAATTGACTCTCTTCTTCCATATGGAGAAAAAAGATGGTACTCGTGACACTCATGAGGTTTATGTTCATGGTCTCCCAATCAAACTATAACTAATATGACAAGAGAAGAATTACAAAATAAACATGGCGATGCTATCTGTGAGTATTGCAACAAGAACATTATTTCAGAATATAACATCGGCATAGGTTGGCTTTGCGAAGGTCAGTATTGCGAGGAAGCACAAGATGGCTACGCAGCAGAAAATAACATAGAGTTGGAGGATTGATTATGATACAAAAACAGACATGGAAGGATGAAATCAGAATTTTAATAACTGATGAAGAAAATCATGGCTCTGTTCAAATATCCATTCCATTATATGTTAGTGATATTTTCGGCAAGGCTGATGCTCTAATATACGCTCTTTGGGTTGATGTTGTTTATAGAAGAAATGGTGTTGCACAACGCCTGTTACAACTCGCAGAACAACAGGCTAAGTTAAATGGGGTGAAGACAATCGGATTGGAATTTGATAAAGATGAATCTGATAGATTTGTTCTAGATTGGTATCTCCGTAGTGGTTATAAATCATTTGATAAGAAAAGTAATTTATTAATTAAAAAAATATAGTATTAGTTATGTCATGGTTAGCAGTAGATAAAGGTGGCTGTGAACATATTTTTGCAGAAAAACCTTGCAGAAATGAAAGTAATACATTATGGATTTGCTCTGTCTTATATTTATATGGGCAGAGGTACGCAAATACCGGTTGCTGTTACCTTCCTAAAGGAAGCATTAAGAAGCTCATCGGAAAAGAATTGTCTTGGAAAGATGAGCCTGTCGAACTTAAAGAAGATTGATATGGAATGGGATGTTAAATTTGTACTAGCAAAGCTTTTGAATGATATGAAGTATAAAGAAGCCGTAGAGTTAATAAATGCCCACAATGATAATGTTGATGCTCAGGATGTAGATATTTTTATATCAGGATTTAGCTTAGTATACGCAGAGCTTCTTAATCCAATATCACCAATATTGGAGAGATACCTTTCTTCTAGTGCCATTTCTTGGCAAGGAAGAATGAGAATAGCTTTAGCTATACAGCAATGCAAGAAACTTAAAAAGAATAATTATGGTAAGAGAATTTGAAGTAAGTATTAGAGTTACTATTGATTCTAAGTGCAAAGATAGTGACGATGATATTATAGAAGCACTTATGGAAGGAGCGGATAAGTATTTCTATCCATATTGTTGTAGTAATGAACATATAGAGCATACTAATAGTACTGCTCATAAAGTTAAATAAAAATGAGAAGTATGCACGAAAAAATTATAGGAGCAGGAGTAGCTAACTTATTTATTGAGCGAATGAAGTTAGAAGGATGGTTGCCCATTAAAGAGTATTTCAAGATGGAAAAACTTGGAATTGAGCTTGATTGGGTATTGGTTCTTACTATGGAGAATGATGGATTTATCGCAATACCAATGGTAGCAGAATATCGTGTTCCACATAAAGATAGTGGGCGAAAATCTGGTTGGTATAAAGATGAGATTGATAATCCAAATAGGAGAATTGACGATTGGACTAATGTCATCATGTTCAAACTTTTAGATAAGCCTAATATTGACGGAATAAGGGATTCTATTCTTGACAAATATAAAGAGGCCGAAGGTATTACAGATACTCATGCTTATAATTTGTCTTTCAATGAGACGGTTGTTAAACAATGTAAGGGGATTAAATGATTATAGCTTATGAAATTAGAAGACATCAAGTTCAAGGCTAAACGTCTTGACAATAACACTTGGGTAGAAGGTTACTTCTATGTTGAATGTGGTAACACTTACATCATCGAGGATAGGCAGAGTGAATCAATGCTTAATAGAAATGATGCACATCAGGTTGACCCTTCTACAGTCTGTATGTCCACAGGGCTGACAGATTGCAAAGGTAATGAGGTTTGGGAAGGTGACATGCTTTCAAATGTTACCAATGATAGTCCTGACGGAATAGTAGTGTTTAAATATGGCGCATTTTGTTTGCTCGCTAAGAATGGTCGCGACTTTTGCGTTGCACTAACATACCTTATGAGTGAGAAAGATTCATTAAATAGATTTAAGGTTATTGGCAATAAATACGATAAAAAGAAGTAGCGTATGATAAAAAAGATATTAGAAAAAGTAGTTCAAAGACTGAATGCTTTAGCCACAAAGCTTTTTAAGGAAGAGACTTATCCTTATCCTCCTCTTTCAAGAAGAGAACGAAGAAAGTTTGAACGTGACAACATAAAAGCTGAGAAGAATATAGCGTTATGTCGTAGATGTATGAAGAACGCTCCTAGTTGGTGGTGTCCAGGAGAACGTTGCTATTTCTTCCCTTATCGAAGACACGTATTATTAGGAGATAAAAATAAGTAGCATATGGAAATTGTAATTTTATATATAAGTGTTAGTCTTATTTATATATTACTTGCTTGCTTAGATGGAGAGGATGTTAAGCCAAAATGGAAACAATGGTTAGCTGATAAACTAGGTATCAAACCAAAGATAGAGGTTAGATATATAAAGCCACAAGTTATTAAGCTTCATTCAAGTGTTACAATGTCAAACTTTGAAATGCAATACTATTGCCGTGACAAATCTGGCATGGAGCAATTGAAGAGAAGAGCAATAGAATGTGTGTATGATGGCATTCTTAGGGAAATGAAGGCAAATGGATTGGTTTCCATTTCGCAATATAAAGACATCTATACAAATAGCACAATTTATGAGGGGACATGTAGTATTTATAAAAACAAGTAGTATATGAAGATAAGACAAGCTAAGAAAATCTTGAATATGATGGAGAGAGGAACGGACACACGTTACTTCGATTCAAAATATACATTCAAGAAAGAGAGTAGATTCATTCCTAGATTAAAGAATCTCTATCAGAAAGCAACTATCAGATGGAATAAGGTAAATATGCCGAGTGCCAACGTTAGTTTGTTTCGTTCAATTTTGAGAACTTCAAAGGAATGCAGTCGTTGTAAACATTTCAATGGTATGCTTGCAGGAAGATGTACTAAACTACATAAGTATGTTGAAAGCAGCGATTGGTGTCATGGAACGTTTTTCCATAGAAAGTGAGGTTGACATGAAAATAAGACAAGCTAAGAAGATAATGAAGCAAGTCTATAAGACTAGATATTGGGCTTATAGGCAAGGCTATTATTGTGGCAAGAAAGATGCTGGAAAGCTAGCCGGAGACCATCGTTTGTTAAAGGCTATGCGTCTTACAAAGAAGTGGGAAAGTCGCAAGATACGAAATGATGTGAATAAAATACTGGAGAAGAATCCGTTCAAACCGAGGGATCTTCAACGTAGTGCTTTAAGATTAATGAGATATGGATGTAGCAAAGCTTAATCAGGAAATTTTAGGCGTAGATTTGGAATACAAAAACGTCTATATTGATGCGGAGAACACAAGAATGATACGTGCCAAATTACCTTATGGGTATTGCGATTTGGTTCGCACAGATGTGTGGAATGGTCGTGTGAATCATCCGGAAGAGCATGATATTGTAAAATATACGGCAATCTCTTGGTATATGGAAGAATTTGTCGGTGGAGTTGATTTAGGTCGCAACTATATGCATGCTAAATATAAGTTCTTCGAGTTGGTTGTGAATAAAAAATATATTTTGGAAATGAAACATAAGAAAAATGAAAATGCTAGATAATAAGTTAATCATAGATATTCCTAAAGGAATGGAAGTGGATATTGAAAAAAGTGACTTGAAAGCGGGCATTATAGCATTCAAGAAGAGACCCTTCAGCTATGAGGATGTTATATCTACTTTAATAGACCGTGGTCTTAGTCCTGTCGTTGCTAATGTTACTAATAGTAATGTAGAGAAAATTGTTGCATTGGATAAGTTAATGGATATAGCTAAGTGTTATAATGGAGATTGGAAACCGGATTGGAATTCTAAAGAATGCAAGCATAATATCATGCGAACCAGTGAATATGATATTACTTCTAGTAGTGATTATAACGAAGGAGCAATTTACTTCAAGAACAAAGAAGATGCCCAAGCCGTTATTGATAATCCGAATTTCAGAAGCATTCTTGATGCAATCTATAAGGACTAAGGCTTATGAAGGAAATGTTCTTTAAAAGTGTAAAGTTCCGTGAAGTTCAGCATTTGGCATTCTCGGATGAATATATAACTGCATACGTATCGGTGAACCATGTTCCTAAGATACACCTAAGTGTAAATACACCTCGTGATGAATATGGGTTTGCGAAAGGTAAATCAAAGCGTTACTTTAGAGTGGGGTTTGGAAAATGGCTCACCGAACGAGCGTTTGTTAAGAAATATTTTAGTGAAGAATAAATGAATATACAACCTATACGATATGATGTACAAGACTGATTGCGGCACATATCAAGAAATGTGGGAATTAGAAGTTAAAGCTTACTATTTGGATGGTTGGATATACGCAGATGAATTGTTTGACTTAATTATCAAAGGAGGTGATAGCAAATGACCGATGCAGAATTTAATAAGTTTGTGCTTATGCTAGAGAATGAAGCGTTTCGGTTTTCGAGAAGCTAAAACGAATTTAAGGAACATCGAGTAGTGATAGAACAGTCTTTCAAGATAGGAGGGATGTTCATCCTTCGAGAGTTGGAAAAGTATTTTAATCAAAAGAAGTAAGCGTATGATATTATATGAGAATCAATGTTTTGAGCTTTTAAAAGCTTTGTGTTATAGTGTCCCACAGAATCCAAATGTCGGTAGGTTTGAGATTGCAAACGTGATACTTGACACATTACAAAAAATAAAAGATGCGGATTAACAGCTTTCGGGCACAAATTTAAAGATAATGACAAAGGAAGAAATATTGGAAAAGGCATCTGATTTTGAGGATGAAGATGAGTTTGTGAAGTGTGATAGATTGCCGTTCACTGAAGAATTGTGGCTTTTACATCAGCTAGTGTATATCGGCTTGTCTTGCACCTATACAGGTCGTGGCTATATAATTGAGAAACTTAAAGATTAGTAAAATGGAAGCGAATGATTATTTGAAGGCTATGCAAGCTATGGACGAATTGGATAGACTTGTAACTAGTGTATATCCGGATAAGTTCAAGTTGGTCTGCAAGAAGCATGGAATAGATGAATGCGAGGCGATGAACATGTATTCGTACTTGCAAAAGATGCAAAAAGGTCAGTCTTGGTTAGTTAGATACAAGCCATTGGAATATCTAGAGCGTGTATTAACACTAGCCAAAGAAGCTTATGCGTCTTACATGAACAACGGCTTGATTCTAAGTATGGTCAATTTTGGTGATAAGTACACAAGAATACTTGTAATCTTTGAGAAAGATGGCGTGAGAAGCCAACAGGAATTTGACCTTAGAGAGCAAAGAACATATGTTGATATAGCGGACTTTATTGGAAATGGTTACTCCATCGTATCTGTTATCCGTCAGTCTGACAATGTTGACAGCGAAAAGTTTGTTGGAGAAAAGGATGAGCGAAGTCATAGTATTCCTATTTACGATGGTGATGTAATGCTTTGTTACGTGAATAAACCGGAATTTTGGAGTTCCGATTGGCGTAATAGCGGACTTTATATTTGTGAGAGTGGCTCATATCATAGATTGCTATACACCCCGAATAAGGGATATGTAAGACACGGAGAGCCTGATGTAGATGAAGACTTCACCCTTGATATTGAGGAAGAATCCTTCAGTAGTTATGTTATGACTTTAGACCAGTCTTGGTATAAGTTGGGTAATATTCATGCAGGTATAGGCTTTTTGAAGGAGAAAGAATAGAAGAGTAAAAGGAGAGGAATATCATTTCCCCTCCTTTGCATTAATTTCCAGTTCGATAGGCTTGCCACAATGAGGGCAGAAGATAGCCGGAGACTGCGGAACGGATGGCTGCTCTAGTTGAACCTTTTGCAATTGCTCATCTGTAAGAAGTTGCCAATCCTCTATATTTAATGCAATAGCAATTTGATGTAATGAATCTATACTGGGAGTTGTTTTGCCATTTACTATAAGTGAAATGGCATTAGCGGTAACTCCTATTGCATCTGCTAATGATTTAGCCTTCATTTGGCGTAAATCTAGATAATACTTAATGCGCTTACTTATATTAATAAGGTATTCGCTTTTAATGTTGCTTTTTATCATAAAGTAATATTTTGATTATTTAGGTGCAAAGATACAAAGAAATAAAGTAATAATGTGCTAAAAGCTGTAAAAAGTAAGTAATAGTTAGATAATAAAGGTTAAAAATAAAGTAATATGTTGATTTTTCTCTCAAAATATTTGGTGATTATACAAAAATTACTTACCTTTGCAATGTCTTTAAGAGATAAAGGCTTTAAAGTTTAACTATTAATTGCTGTTATGCAGCCGAGTCGGCACTCGTAAAACGGTATAGTGATTATGGCTACTACATTAAGAAATACATTGAGTGAGGTAATGAAGCTTGCTTGGCAGTTCATCAAGAAGAATGGCTACACAATGAGCGAGGCTTTAAAGGTCGCTTGGATGAACATCAAGCTGAAGGGTCAGATGAAGAAGCGCATCGTGAAGTTCTACTTTCAGAAGGTTGATGGCAGCTTGCGTGAGGCATTCGGCACATTGAGCGAGAAGGTTATCCCAGCTACACAGGGTGCAGGTCGCAAGATGAATGACACTTGCCAAGTGTACTTTGATACCGAGAAAGAAGAATGGCGTTGCTTCAAGAAGGCAAACCTTATGAGAGTTGCATAACAGATTTCTAACGATTTAAAAAGAAACTAGATATGAGCGCAAAGATTATCGTGATGCAAGGCAACATGGTTGCAACCATCGAAGAGACGAACAAGGACGCATTTATCAAGCGTGGTGAGTATAAAGAGACCGATCTGGACAGACATAAGCGTGAGGTCGATTTCTTGATTACAAGCATCGCAAACCGCTACGAAGTGACATTCAATCACAAGGTAGAGCTGAAGGAAAGCCGAAGCATCAAGAAAAGCGAATATTTCGATAACATTTACTACGTTACCGAGAATGCATTGAACAAGCTGAAAAAGCAATACTCATACGAGTGTGACTTGTAATAGATTTCGTGAGGCACACGCTAAACTGCACCGGACTTTGAATATTAAACATTAAGAGATATGAATAAGAATTTGATGGATGCTCTTTACGTTAAGCATGATGGCAAGATTGGCGTTTTAAGCTCAGATGAACGCAAGGTGGTATCACAAGTTATCGGCACGGATTTGACGATAGTGTACGACAAGAATGAGTGCAATACGTACCTTTTAATACCACTAACCCGAAACCATAAGTTCGAATGCAAAAGTAGCCACATTATCGTGGATGGCAAGCGGTTCGATTCGGACATCTTCTTCCGCAAGGATGCTTGCCAATGGATTGAGATTGACAAAGAAACGTTATCTAAGGTAGCATAATAAATAAGGAGGTTTAAGCGATGAAAGTATATGTAGTAATTTCTTCATACCAACATGGGTTGGGTGAAGCAGTGGAGGTTGATGCAGAAGTCTTCTCTACCATAGATAAGGCAAGAAAAGCGATAGAACACAAAGGGATGAACACTTTGGAGAATTACAAGCGAGTTTTAAATTGCGATGATTATCTATACAATATCTCAGATTCTTTCTTCCATATCTCAGACAGCGAAGGAGAAACGTGGGACAATTTTGACATCGTAGAACAAGAATTAAAATAATAAAGCTATGAAGATTGATTTTATCAAAAATGTTATAGAAGTTGCGAAGAAGTGTGGTTGCCTTGTGACAATTACACTTGTAAATGGGCAGGTATCTCATGTAAATTTTAGTAAGCATATAAAGAAGTTTACTACTACAGATGATGTTATCTACAACGAAGAGGAACATATTGTGACAATAATTGATACGGATGGAAGTTGTGACTACATTGATAGCGATTCCATCATTCGCATATTTAGTAAAAAAGGTGTTTAACAATTGATTAGATAAGGATATGGATGCAGGTCATGTGAATGTGATATTGGGCGAAGCCGAGAATAAAGGTCTTAGAGGAAATATCAACTTGGTAGGTGGAGCAAAGATAAGTTTCGACTTCAATAGTGTTGGTGGTGAAACCTCTTTCAATTGCAATACAAAGAACAGAACACTTATGATTGGGAGTGGAAGTACAGTAGTGTTTACACGTAAATATATTGATTGTAGCTCTATTCAGTATATTGAAGTGTTTGAACGTACAAAATAATTATAGGAGACAAGAATATGAATATACTAGACTGTTATGAGGTTGTCACCTCAAAGATTTTCAAGTTGGAAAGCATGAACGAGGGGCTTGTATTGATAGCACCGGAGCAGGAGGTAGATGGAGTCCGTTCCTTGATGGTGGGATTATATGTTCCTGAGCATGAACGATACAAGATGTACACTTTCCGTTCCTCTATGAATGAGGGTGAACTAAGTGACAAGTACAAGGCAATGGTCGGCTCAATGGATGTGCTTAAACCGGATTGGGACAGAATTAGAAAGAAAAGACGGAAGAGGATTTAACCTCTTACCGCCTTAAGGATGCAAGCTATTTCAAGATTATTTTTAGAAAACATGAAAATAAATTAGAGTTTCCTTGTATTTCTCGAAGGTTTTTGTTACCTTTGCGGATGCAAATAATAAAACAATGAGCTTATGAAAGTATTATCAATTCGTCAGCCGTATGCTTGGTTAATCGCTATCGGCTGCAAGACCATTGAAAACAGAACCTGGAATAGAAAGTTCCGTGGTCGTTTCCTTATTCATGCTAGCCAAGCCAAACCCGAAAAACTTGACGGATGGCAGGAGAGCGCAATGAAGAAATATTGCCAAGAGCATGGTATTGTTATTCCGGACTTCAAAGACTTACCAACGTCAGCCATTATCGGCAGTGTAGAATTGGATGATATTCAATTTCATGAGGCTTATCCGGATGCGTTTGCTGAAGATTTCCAATATCATTGGTTCTTGAAGAATGCTAAATTGTTCGATGAGCCGATTAGAAACGTCAAAGGCAAGTTATTCCTCTGGGATTATGAGTACAATGAAGCCGAAAAGTAAAATAACAATACTTATGTAATAAAAATACAAGTCGTTGGAAATTAGCGCAAAAGTGCTTGTGGGTCTAAGAGGTAAATAAGGAAATAATATAAACATATTGTAAAATATTGAAGTTATGAAGAAGAAATTGATTATTGCCATCATCGCAGCTATCGTTGTGCTAGGTGGCGGCATTGGTGGCTATGTGTATCATTCTAACCAAGTTAAGGCAGAAAAAATGGCTAATTACAAGAAGGCGTTGTCTGATTATCGCTTCAATAGCAACAGATTAATATATTCTTTGGATTTCGTAGTAACGGATTTTATAATCAATTGGAACTCGGCTATAACGAATAAAAAGGCTATGAACACAAAGAACGAAATCGTTCCTTGCTCCGATTTCGAGGATGCCGTTTCTTTTCGATATGCCTTCTATGATAAGTATGGCGCATATAAGATTTTAGATAGCGTATATGTCTCATTAGGAAAACATTTGGAAAAGATGCGTGTAAATGCTAATGAAGAACAGCAAAAAATCGTAGAAACCTGTAGTAATGAATACAGGGAGTTGAATAATGCTATTGTTCTTGTGAAAAAGCCTTATGGCGCATTGGTGCAATATTCTAAACAGAAAGGAGACTTATTCTTTAAACTTTATGCTTTTGATAGCGAATTGGCTAAAGTTTCTCCATTGGAAGAAGATAAGGGCGATGAGAGAACAAAAGCAATGAATATGGAATTATACGGAACGCATTTGTTTGTTACGGCAGACTTTGACAAAGAACCGCAAAAGGCAAAAAAGCAAAGTTATACGTTTAGTAACATCACTACAAATTGGATTTATTTAAAATGATGGTTCTATTTTAATATAGCGTAATCTTTAAAATAGGTTTCTAAAAAAAAATAAAGTTCAAAAGAACAAAGAAATACACTAAATAGTTTGCGTGTTTCAGAAATTATGCTTACCTTTGCAAACGAAATCAGAAATGGTTTTGTAGCTTCCATATTGCATTCTCTACATTAGCGATATTGGTAGCTACGTTTATACATAAGGCAATAGCTTTATAAGCTAGAAGTCATTAAATGAAGTGCAGTGTACAACAGAAAAGTGGTGTGAAGTGTAGTGGAGTGCGGTGAAGTCTAGTGTAGTAGGGTAAAGTGCAGTATGGTATAGTAAAGTATAGTACAGTATGGAGAGCCATCCTTTGGGGTGGCTCTTTTTGTTAATTGTGGTTAATATAACAAAAATGTTACCATAAAATTTGGTTGTATAACAAATATGTTATATCTTTGCATTGTCTTAAGGACAAAAGAGTTCTTGTAACAATGAAGAAAAGCGAATTGATTAAGAGACTGAGAGAAGCGGGATGCTTCCTGTCTCGACAAGGTTCGGGACATGAAAAATGGACTAATCCTAAAACGGGAAAGTCTCAATTCGTGCCAAGACACGCTAGAGAGGTCGCCACAGGCACCGCTCATAGTATTCTAAGAGAATTGGTTGGGGAGTAATCCCCACCTTTCTCTCTTCATTGCTTAAAGGACTCTTTTTTATTGAGAAGATAAACGAATATATATATGAAGAAGATTAAAGTTATTGTAGAACAAGCCAAGGATGGGTCTTTTTGGTGTCATACCGAAGATGGCATAGGTAAGGTTGGTTTAAACTCTTGTGGAGAAACTGTTGCCGCTGCGAAGCAAGATTTAATGGATTGTTTGGCGTTGGCAAAAGTGGATGCAAAAGAGAATGGAGAAGTGTTTCCGGACGTTGAATTTGAATACAAGTATGACTTGCAATCTTTCTTTAATTATTTCTCTTTCCTCAATGTGTCAGAGATTGCAAAACGAGCAGGTGTCAATCCTTCATTGATGCGTCAGTATAGTAAAGGCATAAAGCAAGCTGGCGAGAAAACTTATGAACGTTTGGCGCATTGCATGAATGAAATAAAAAAAGATTTGGTAGCCGCTACCTTTTAGGCGTGTGGCTTCATTGTTGCAATAGATAAAGAACTCAGAGCCTTCTGCATGTGAATGTGGAAGGCTCTTTTTTTTGTACCCAACCTTAATCTTTGCACTTAAATTTTTTGTGAAATAGCACACATTAATTCTTTCGTTATTCCTTTGAATATTAGCTAATTTTGCCAATAAAATTATAAAATATGGCAGAATTAAGATTCGATGTCAAAGCAAATTTTGAGGAGGTTACGAAACTTCGTTCCGAGTGTGAAAAGTTGAGGGCTGAGTTGTTGAAGACCAATAAGTCAACCGACCCAGCTATTGTTGCGGATTTGACGGAAAAATATGCGGATGCTAGCAATCGCTTAAAGGACTTGACACAAGCTGCTTCAAGAGCCGCTTACGTGATGTCTTCCGAGTTTAATAAGAAGATGCAAGCAGCCGCAAGGGAAGTTTATAGCTATGAACTTCAAATGCAAGCTACCAAAGACCGAATAGAGAAAATCCAACAGCAAATCACGAACAAGAGATTAACTCTAGGAGTTACAACGGATAAGTCATCCATAGATTCTTTACAGAAGAATATTGACTATTTGAAAGGCTCTTTGGCAGGTCAAACAACTCAGTTGAAGAACTTAGAAGGGGGTGCTGTCGGTGCTCGTCAGACCTTGGAGAATATGCGGAATGAGTATGTTTTGTATGCAGGTTCAGTAAATCCGGCAAAAGAGGCAACAAATATGTTGACCGATAGCATGAGCCAAATGATAGAACGTATGAAGTCCGCTCCAACTGCCGGAGAGGGCATGTCTAGCTTGTTCCAAAGGGTAACGGGTGATGCTCACATGCTTTCGGCAACATTACTTGGTGGTTTAGGATTTGAGCAACTGGCAGGTAGTATCTTTAATACTCGTTCTCAATTCCAACAACTTGAAATATCTTTCAATACCATGCTTGGTAGTGCGGATAAGTCTAAACAATTGATGGATGAACTTATCCAAACGGCAGCTCATACGCCTTTTGACATGTCCAGTATTACGAGCGGAGCAAAACAACTTTTGGCATACGGAACGGAAGCGAAAGATGTTAATAAAACTCTTGTTCAGCTAGGTGACATTGCTTCGGGCTTGAACATTCCGCTTGGAGAACTTGTTTATCTTTACGGAACGACCGTTTCGCAAGGAAGAATGTTTACAATGGATTTGCGTCAGTTCATGGGTAGAGGTGTTCCATTAGCAGAAGAATTGGGTAAAATCTTACACCAAAACACAACTGAGGTTCAAGAGTCTGTTTCTAAGGGAAAAGTCACATCAGACATCTTCAAGGAGGCTATCGCTAATATGACGCAAGCTGGCGGTCGTTTCGGAGGCTTGATGGAGCAACAATCAAAGACATTGGAGGGTCAGTGGAGTAACATTGGCGATTCCATCCAGCAAGCGTTTAACGAAATCGGCAAAAAATCCGAGGGCGTGTTCTCTAGTGGATTGTCAATTATTTCTGCTATGGTAGAGAATTGGCAAGAAGTCATTAAAGTAATTGGAGTTGCGGTCGTTGCCGTTGGCAGTTATCGTGCATCATTAATGGCGGCTGCTTCTATCCGTAAGGCAGAAGAGGCTCAGCAAGCCGATGATATGATGAAGGGAATTGATGCTGAAATTAAGCGTTTGCAAGACCTTGAGAAATCAAACTATAAGTCGTTGGGTAAGGATAAAAAGCAAGAGCGAGTAAATAAACAACAAGACTTGGCAAGTGTTGTTGGAGATACCGCTGTGTCCGATGATTTTGTAAAGGCAAGATTAGATGCTGCTGAACAAGAGGGTGTTATTACGGCAGAAATGCGTTCCCAGTTAGAGATGAAACGTGAACTCTTACAAGCTCAACAACAAGCAACAGCACAAAGCCAGATAGAACTTGATGAAGAAAAAAGAAAGACAGAGGAACTTCGTCAACAAAAAATAGAGTCTATTAAAGATGATTTGAAGACTACTACGGAGAAAATATCAAATCTTGATGATAGGGATGTAGAGTTGGCTAGACAATATACATCAGCTTTGAATGATTTACAAGATGCCCAAGATGCCTTTGCTGAGGCTCAAAAATTGGTTGAGGAAACTGCTGGTGGCGCAAACTTGGCTTTTGATGCAGAGGGTAATGCCGTGAATGCGCTAGAAGCAAAAGAACGTTTGGAAACGGCAACAAAACAAGTGAATGCTGCTCAAACAAAGATTTCGACCATTGAAAGCGAACGTAAGACGATTGCTCAAACAAAGGAGAATTTGAGTAAGCAACAGTCTACGATACAAAATAATATAAATACCATTTCTCAAACTTCTAATACCACTGCAAAGAAAGCTGGGATATTGGCGACCACAACAGCCACTATCAAAAATGCGCTTTATGCAGCAGGTACAAAATATACGACTACGGTAGTTAATCTTTTTTCTAGTGCGGTAAGAAGTAGTGGAAATGCCTTAAAGAGTTTATGGGCGGCAATGGCTGCTAATCCAATAGGTGCATTGATAACACTGGGAACAACTTTGTATTCCGTATTTTCTATGTTTGGAGACGAGACTGAAGAAATATCGGCAGATACAACACATTTTGGGGAAACAACAAGTTTGACCAGTAAAAAGGTTGAAACATTGATGAATGTGTTAAGGAATACAAATGAAAGTACTGATGCGCATAAAAAAGCAAAAGATGAACTTATTGAGGTATATGAACAATATGGAATAAAATGCGACAATGAAAAGGATAATTTGGAAACGTTGAAAAATAAGCATGACGCTTTTATTGCTTCTTTACAATTAGAAAATGCTGAACGAGAAAAAGCTAACGCTTTGATGTCTATATCTTCTCAATATGAGGAAGCAAGGAAAAACCTAGATAAGGATTTTTCTGATTCACTAGGTGGTAGTTGGCTTGATTTCGGACAACATATTGATAAAGAAGACATATCAGCTGTACAGATGATGTTTAATTCCCTTGTTTCTGATGATGTGTTGACTAAGATAGACTCTTTAAGGCAGAAAATGGATTCCGCAAAGAAAGGAACATTGGAATATGCTAATGCCGCACAAGAATACGATGCTGCTCTTCGCAACCTGTTAGTTCCTTTTGAGGAATGGGGTAAGAAGATGGGGTACAATAGTTTCGTGATGGCAAGTTTGCGAAGTTCGATATTAAAGCATATAGATAGTATAAACTCTTTGAATGAAAGTTACAAAAAGGCAGAGGACGCAATATATAAAGGAAGCACAGCGACTGTTGATTGGAATAACTCCCAAGCAAAGGCTCGTTGGATAGTAAACAAGAACAAGCAATCAATCCAAGAATTGGTAGAGCAAACTGATAATCTTATCAATTTATGGAATAAAGAATACGGGTTGAATTTAAAAATTCATTATGATGATTCGGAAATTCCAAATTGGATGAAATCTATGACAACGAAGGAGTTGCGAAATTTAATTTCAAGGAGAGAGGCGGATATTTTACAACAGGAAAATCACGAAAAGAAAACTGGGCATAAGTTGGTAACACGTTCAGGAGGTAAGTTTAGGTCAAGAACGGAAAACCAAACGGATGTCGCAATGGCGAAATCTATAATTCAATCACGTACACCAAAGAGTAGTACAACAACAAAATCAAATACAACCCATACTACTCCAAAGAAAACAGGTACAGCGGATGACCCACAAGCAAGAGCGTATGAACGCAAGAAGGCTGAGGAGGACTATTCCAAGTCTATTTCATCCTATTCGGAGAAAGCTATCCAAGATATGACTAAGAATCGCATCAATGCGATGAATGAGGGTTATAGCAAGGAATTGGCTCAGATAACAGAGAATGCCGACAAGGAGAGAAAGGCGGTAGAAGAAGGTATAGACAAATTGGTTGAGGCTAGAAAAAAACGTGACCAAGCTGTTTGGGTTAATTCCGGCAAGGGTCGTAAGGCTAATATGTGGAAACAGAGCAAAACCGATGAAGAGTATAAGAATGAGGTTTTGAATGAAACCATGAAGGATAGCAAGGGTAATCCGGTTAAGGTCAATGGCATGAATATGACCATAGGCATGAGTGTTGCTAATCAGATGAATGCAATTCGGGATAAGGCGGTAAAGCAGAATGAGGATGTGCTTGCTAAAGAAGCGCAAAGCATGTACGATTATCTGAAGACTTATGGCACATTCCAGGAGCAGAAGTTAGCTATTGCTGCCGATTATGCTAAGAGGATTAGCGAGGTTGAAAACTCTACGGATTCGGACTCAAGCAAGCAATGGAAGATAAAGTCTTTGAAAGAAGAGCAGAAGAAAGAGACGGATTCGGTTGAGGCTAGTGCTATTATGCAGAAGATAGATTGGTATCAAGTCTTCGGAAATGTTGGTGGCATTATGAAGGATGCGCTTGTTCCTTTATTAGCAGATCTGGATAAGTTCGTAGGTACGGATAAGTTTCAAAATTTGGGAGCAGACCAGCAGAAGAGTATCGTTGATGCTATGCAGAATATCCGTAATTCGATTGGCAATACAAGTGATTTGGGTTGGAAAGACCTTGCAAGGGACGTTATAGCTTATCAGGAGGCTCTGAAGAATGCGAAAATTGCACAAGAGGAATATACGGAAACGGAAACCAAGCTTATACCTCGCATTAAGGATTTACAAAATCAGATAGCGAATGCGAAAAAGTCGGGTAATGTTGCTGAGCAAACAAGGCTACAAGAAGACTTGAATAAAGTTCAAGGCCAGTTAGCGGAGTCCGGAAAGAAGATTGTTACGGCTAACACAAAAGTTCGTACTAGTGGTCAGAAGTTGGCTCAAACGACACAGAATGTGACGCAACCGATTTCCGCTATCCATGAGTTCCTTTCAAATTCCGGATTATCTGATTTGGAAGCTCTTTGGGATAGTTTCGATCAACTTAAAGGTGGAATTGACGGATTGAAAGCTTTGAGTGAGGCTAAGAAAGCGGCAGATGGTCTGAAGGATATGGGCAAGGAAGCCGCAGATGCAGCCGCAGATGCTGGAAAGGATGCAGGAAAAGCTCTAAGCGAAGGATTATCACAAGCTGGATTTATAGGTCAAATCGTATCTGCCATCTTGAAGATACTTGATGTTTTGAAAGATGGTATTGGAACTTTGATTAGCAACCTTCTTGACACTGTTTTTAATGCTATAAGTGGAATCTTGAAGAATATCCTAAGTGGTGATTTTATCACACAGATAGGAGGGTCTTTGATAAGCGGTATTGGCAATATTCTCAATACAATATCGTTTGGTGGCTTCAATAGTTTGTTTGGAGTTAGTGGAAACGCAAAAGAAGTAAACCGGACTATAGACAAATTGACGGATAGAAATGAAATCTTGACGGATGCTATAGACAAGTTACGAGACTCCATAGACAAGAATAGTGGTATTAAAGCCGTAGAGGATGCGCAAAAAGCCGAAAACCTTCAAAAGGAGAAAGAGCAAAATCTAAAGAGTATCATGGAGGCGCAAATGGGTTATCATGGCTCTCATCACAGTTTTAACGCTTATTTTCGAGGATTTTCGCAAGAGCAAATCAAAAAGGTGTCCGATGCAATAGGCAGACAATGGAATGGTAATCTTAACGACTTGCAATCTGCTGATGAAGCAGCTGCCATTTTGCAGAATCCAGATGTTGTTGAGGCTATCAAGAATACAGGTAAGGGTGGCTATGGAGATAGAGTTCTTGAAAAGTTGAAAGACTATGCGGCTGAGGCAGGAACATTAGAGGATATTGCTGATGACCTTGCAGAAAGTTTGACACAAATATCTTTCGATAGTTTGAAGAGCGAGTTCATAGATACTTTGATGGATATGAATTCCTCTGCTCAGGACTTCTCTGATAATTTCTCCAAGATGCTTATGCAAGCCGTTCTGAAAGCTAAGGTAGATGATTTGTTGGGTAATGATATGCAAGCATTCTATGATGAGTGGACGGAACGAGCTAAGGCAAATGGCGGCAAATTGTCTAAGACGGATATAACTGCCTTGAAGGAAAAGTATGATGAAATGGTTCAAGAAGGACTGAAGATTAGAGATGAAGTAGCCGAAATAACGGGTTACAAGCAATCTTACGAGCAGTCCGCTTCTTCCGGTTCTTTTGAATCTATGAGTCAAGACACAGGCGATGAGTTGAATGGCCGTTTTACAGCGGTGCAGATCGCCACGGAGGGAACGTATGAGGAAACAAAGCTCATAAATACCAAGTTGGATGCTATTGCGGCTCGTGATGGTGGTACAGAGGGCAGCTTATTGACGGCTAGCGTGAATACCATTATGGGAAATGTAGGAAATATTTGGTTAGCCGTTGATGAGGGAAGAACCATTCTTGCCCAAAGCTTGATGTACTTGCAGTCGATTGATGAGCGACAAGAGCGATGGCATAAGCCTATGTTACAAGCATTCAATGATATACACGAATTGAAAGACAAGATGAGTAGATTGTGAACTTAATATGTGCCATGTTTAAAGCAGGAGGGGAATGCATGACGCACTCTCCTCCTTATTATTTGTTGTAGAGTATTACTTTGTTTTTCACAATATAGATAAGTGTTGTTAAACTGAGTGCTAATTTTTGGTAGAGTGGAATATAATAGTTATCTTTGTAGTCGATTTCAAAACTTATAAGGACATGAAGATATTAGAACCAAAATATGAAATCCTATCCCAAGGAGAGGGGATGGATGGAGTTTACAAGCAGATAGAGCTGTGTGGTCGCACATGTTATGCGTCAAGTATGAAGATAGACAAAGACAGCGCAAAGCCTTTCGTTGAGCGTATGGTAAGCAGCAACCATCTTGCCATGTGCGAGCATGGAACAATCTATCTCCATGTTGCTTACGATAATGACTTCTTTGTACCTGAATCTTTGTTGGTCAAGCACTATCGTGAGAACAAGTATTCCAAGGTGATGCAGATAGGTAACGATTACTTTATTACGACCAACTACAGAGTGATAGTTGAGAATGAATGGTTTGACGACTTGGACTATATCTGCGAGCCTACGGAATGGCATGAGAAACGAATAACCGTCCGCTTTACTACTCAGATTGCGGTAAGTAGAGAGGCTAACAGGCATCGTGTTGATTCCGTAGCGGAACAAAGCACCCGATATTGCAACTATAGTAAGGATAAGTTCGGAGGCGAGATTGCTATCAACAAACCAAAGTGGGTTAGCGTTGATGATGCGGTTAATCCATTGTCTTTTGATGGTGGAACATTTGTTGACCTATCAAAGAACATCGGTAGTTATGAGCATTGGAGTCCAGTAGAAAAATGGTGGTTTGCTAATAGAGTATGCGAAATGATGTATTTGTCTTTGGTCAAGGATGATGGTCTTAAGCCACAGGATGCGAGAACAATACTTCCTCTTGATACCAACACGGAGTTGATTCATACCGCATTTGTGAGCGATTGGAAGCATTTCTTCGAGCTGAGAAGTCTTGGTACGACCGGAAAGCCTCATCCAGATATTGAAGTCTTGGCAACACCATTGATGAATGAGTTCAAGGAACGAGGTTTGATTTAATCGTTTATGAAGAAGAAAGCCAAGCAAATAGCCAAGGTGATGAGCAATGATTCTTTGGAGGTTGTTGCTCAGATGATTGCTGATGAGGCTAAAGGTGTGCGCTACGAGGTGTATGCCGATGGTTCTAGTAAGAAAGAAAAGTGTGGTTGTGGCTGGCTTGTGCTTCATAAGGGAGCGATTATCAAAAGTGGGAAATATACATTTATCACAGCTAAAGTGAACGATTCGGTGAGAGCCGAAATAAGGGCGGTCATTCATGCATTGGGTGATTGCCCTCTTTCATGTTCTGTTGATGTATATGTGGATTGCCAAGTAGCTATCGAAAGAATACAGGCTTGCAAGTTAGGAGATTTGCAGCCTATATATAATAAGGTAGCGAAAGGCAAGACGATAAGATACCATTGGGTAAAGGCTCATAGAGGTAATATGTATAACGAAATGGTGGATTCTTTGGCTTTTTCTGCTACAGAAAGTTAATTTTTCGCATAAGTGTATAATAAGCGTTAAAGGATAAAGGAAATACATTAAATGATTTGCATATTTCGGATATTCTTTGTATCTTTGCATCGTAATTAAGAAACAAGGTTACTAATTTTAAAAGGTGAGACACACCGTAAAAACTGTGATTCGTTATGAATACTAGATTGAGTAAGAAAGAGACAATGGTTTATGGCAACATCGGAGTGATGGCTGACGTAATCGGAGGTAATAAGTACTTCACTTTTGAAGACTTGTATGATTTCGATTTGGATAATACCAAGGATGAGTTGATAGAAATCTTAAATTCTTTGACCGAAAAGGGTTATCTGAAGAGTTTTAACGATTTCGATAAAACTTATCGAGTTTTGAAGTAAGAACAATAAAGGGGATATAAAATCCCCTTACATTATAAATTTAGAACGTGAGACACACGTAAAACTGTATTGAAAAAAATGAAAAAGGTATTCACGATTGAGAATGCATTAACGCTTTTGTTTGCTCTTGAAATAGTATCATTAATATTTTTTCTAGGATAGGGCTTATGCAGATTAAGTTTGGTAAGATAAAGTTTACTGCGGCTAAGTCCGAAAAAGGATGCCGCTTTGATGCTTGCTACAAAGGGGAGCATGTGGCTTTTGAGAGTGAAGATATGTCTTTGTATGATGATGTCTTTTCTGATAATAACAGAAGAGCAAAGGCTGCAAAGAGGGTGATTTACGAGAACATAAAGCATAAGTATTATGAGACCCATAGAGATTAGCGAATTCAACGCTGCCGATGAATTTGTCGTTGAGGCAATGATGCAAGATGGCAAATTCAAGGTTATCGGCAAGGTTATTACGGACAACAATCTTCTGAATGATGATGATTTGGAAACCATCTGGGATTATGCCAACTGGGAGACGAACGGCTATGAAAAGATGGTTGTCTCTAATGGAGTGTACAAAGGCTTGAAAGCATTCAGCGATGGGCGTTTGTTCTATGTTATCACAGATGATGAGATTGGAGTGGTAAACGACAACATTATGGTACGTAAGCATTACGATGTCAACAATGGCTATTATATAAAGTCATCAAGGTTACACAAGGAGCAATCCAAGGATTTGTGGTGCTTTGGTAGTTGCGAGACCATAACTAACGAATATAAGTCAAACATTTTACATGAAGTACTTTATGGCAAAGATGAACCATATAAAGCCTACCTTCCTTGAAGGCGGTGAAGTCTGGCATGATATTGATAAGTTCCCGATGCTAGACCATACAATTCTAGTATAGTTGCTGGAAAAAGGCTCTGACGTATTGATTTACCAGACGCAAAATGTATGTATTGAGCGTGTGGATAGGTTCATACCTACGAAGTCTTTTGTTCCGAAGCGTTGGGCGTATGCGATAGACTTAGCTCAATGCAAGCAACTTGAAGGATGAAAACAAAATACAAAACTAAGAATAAGCATATGGAAGAATCAAGAGGTGTTTACACATTACCAGTCTTGTATAATGAGCAAAGTGGTACAAACGAAGGTGTATGTGTAAGAAAAGAACTTGGAGTAGTTGTTGCAATCGACAATGAAGATGAGTTTAAAGGTGTTTTTTCAAAGGATGGTGAGGTTGATGTATTCAAGCAGTTACTATCACAAGAAGTGTATCGTTACTATACAGAGCACAACGCATTCCCTACTGGGCCTTTGGTTTCTTACAAGATGGATGGCGACATCATCTTTGATTACGTTGAAGTAACTATTGGAAAAATGTATGGCGGTTATGTTTATGTTGTTCATTACGACTTTGCAAGCACCGCATCATGATAAACAAGATTGATTATGACAGTAGTAAGAGATAGAATTAAAATTGCAGCTCAGATTGAAGTCTTGGAGGACATTGCTATTGACTATAGGGGAAAGACGATAGATAATATCATTCAACAGCTAGAAGCAAGATTGAGTGCGTTGAAGTAAGTTCAAATTTTTGAAGTTGAAAGACTATGAGCGGTGGACGTTTTGATTATGCTCAGTATAGGATTGCTGACATATACACAAAGATAGAAGATTACGTTGATGGTCATCCATTGGATGAGGAAGACGAAAGATGCTTTCTCGAAGACCGATGGTTAGAAGAGGATGAAGACAGGTATGTTAGAAAGCATCATCATACGATGCCTAACAGATATGGCTTATCTAAAGAGACTATCAAGGAATTCAAAAAGGGTATTGAACTTCTGAAGAAAGCTCAGGTTTATGCCCAAAGAATTGATTGGCTTCTTTCCGGTGATGATGGAGAAGATAATTTCCATCTACGTTTGAAAGAGGATTTGGCAAATTTAAAGAGTAAAAAAGAATAGGCTATGGGTTGGAAATATCGTTTAGATACACCTATGATGCAATTAGCAGAAGAGGTGAACAAGAAATATGATACCGATGCAGGTAAGATGCTTCTTTGCACTTATCTCTTCATGGTATCAAGTGAAGAGGTCAAGGACAAACAAGCTTTCTTTGATTGGGTAGAAGAATTGAGTAAGTCCTGTAAGTGCGATGCGGTAAGGGAGTACGTGAAAATCAACGGCAAAGCCGATTGGCTGCATGGTGGATTCCAAAAACCGATTTACCGCCACTACAAGGGTAATTTCTATGAGTATCTTGGAGAGGTTACTGATAGCGAGACTTCTGAGGTAAAGGTTGTGTATCAAGCAGTGTGCGGACAGCATGAAGTTTGGGTGCGACCAAAGGAAATGTTCTTTGGTAATGTTGAGGTAGATGGTAAGCTAGTTCCTCGATTTGAGAAGGTAGATTTAAAAGACTTAGAGAAACAAGCCGAGAAGAGCAATGGACAGAGAAAAGATTAAGAGCTTGTTAGGTCAAGCAATCTTGCGAGTGAATGAAGTCGTACCGGATTTCGAAGACTTGGACAAGGTTCTTCCTTTGCTTAGACAGGCAATTGATGAATTAGATAAGTCTGATTCGGGTTCAGTTAAAAAAGGGTGGAAAATGGCAAATAAGCAGACGATAAAGCCAAAGGTAGTTCCCTTTGAGATAGCCAAACTTCTGAAGGAGGTTGGTTACGATGAGAAGATAGCAGAATTTTGGGCTTATGCTAGTCCTTGGACAGCAAAGGGTGGCATTCGTAAGGGTGGAAAATATAATGAGCATTACGGCAGTTATATTGCTTACTCCAATTCCGAGTGGGAGAAATCCAATATTGAGTTTTCTGCTGCCTTAAAGTTGAATAGTAAGCATCCGGCAATATCCGCTCCAAGCTATGATATGGTGCTTGATTGGCTTTTAGAGCATTTCGGTTATTATATTTGTGTTGCAAATGTCTCGAAAGGTAAGTTCTGCTGGCAAACTACATCATGGTGTGTAGAGGAAGGCTTGTGTCATACGGATGGTAAGGAATATTCCAGTAGATACGAGGCAATGGATGCCGCATTCAAGAGTATCTTAAAGGCTCGCATAGATAATAAAGAAAACGAGGAAATCAAAAGACTTTTGGAGGAAATACAAGATGGAAAGACTTTATGATACTTTTGTACACGCAATAATGATGAAGTTAGAAGCTCGTTTATATGTTGAACTCGAATGTGTTTATAAGGATATAACAAACAAGATTGTTGAGAAGAAAGGTAAACTCACCAACGAAGACGTAATTGAGTTTCAGAAAAAACTACAAGAAGTGTACGACACGGATGCTGCTATTCGTGAAAAGGTTACTGGCATTAAAGATTCCAAGAATTGTATCTTAACTAAAGAAGCATGTGAAGAGTTAATAAAGCGACTTAGCGTGATTAATATAAAAGAAGATGAACAAGCAAAGAATGATAGAGTGGATAGCCACTTGTGATACAGGTATCTCTTCAATGACTATGTGGAGTGCATTGATGGGGGTAAAAAGAAAGATTTGGATATTCCTAAAGACAATAGTGACTTCCGTAGATGCTATGACATGGTAGAATACGGACACGTAACCTTGGATGAGCTACAGGTTGTAAAGAAGCAATATCCTTGGTTTGCTCCTGTTGTTGACAATTGGAAGGAATTGTCTCTTTTGTTTGAAGAAGAGTTGGACAAACGTTTGTATATACGAATCCGTCAGCTTTGCAAAGAGTCAGATGCTATCCGGTATGAGGTAAAGGGAGGACTTTATTATGAAAGGGGTTTTTGGTATAATGTTTAATTATTTAAAAGATAGAAAGAATGAATAAAGACAAATTAAAGGTCAGCTTTGAGATTGACCGCTACAAGGTAATTGGTATGCTTTCACGTAATTGTGAGAATGCTGAAGAGTACAACGAGATTATGGATATTCTTGAAGGCAAGAATGAGTTTGTGCGTGATGCGAATGGTAACGAGGAACTTGCAAGCCGCATTTGCAATTATGCTTTAGACTCTATCTTGGTTGAGAATCCAGATTTGGCTCTCCGTAAGCGTTTGGATAAGGAACAGAAAGGCGATGATGCTCCTGATGGAATTTCAAATGTTATCGAAATCAAAGGTGATGACGCAAAGAAACTTGTAGAAATCCTTTGTAGCATTCTCCACAAGGGTAAGTGATGTAAAATTCATCAAAAGAATATAAATAAACACTAAAACACTTGCAAGTATAAGAAAAAATGCTTATCTTTGCATCGTGTTTGAAACAGATGGCCTTCTGAGAGGTCGCTTCTACCATAAGTCAAGACTTAGGAGTTTACGGCATGGTTTACACATTACCCAGCCCAGCTAGACTATAACAAGCAACTCTTATTAGGGTGAGAGACCCTAGTTGCTGCATTAGACAAGTGGTTAAGTCGCCAGCTTTTCACGCTGGTATTCAAAGGTTCGAATCCTTTATGCAGTACATACAAAATTGCCCTATGGTGTAATGGCAACACTACAGGTTTTGGTTCTGTCATTAGTGGTTCGAATCCGCTTGGGGCAACAAGGTGGAATTGGTATATGTTCCACAAAAGGTGCGATATTCAAGCGGTTAAAGAAGATAGACTGTAAATCTATTCCCATTGTGGGTTCGGTGAGTTCGAATCTCCCTTGCACCACGAGAACTTTTGTCATAATACGAGGAATGTAGCTCAGTAGTAGAGCACTTGGCTTGGTAACTAAGGGGGCGTTGGTGCGAATCCAATCATTCCTTTACGCTTTCGTAGCTCAGTGGCAGAGCATAGGATTTTTAATCCTAGGGTCGAAGGTTCGAATCCTTCCGTTGGCACAATGATACACAAGAAGAGAGCCGTGATGTTTGTTTTGTTGGAATCTCGGACATCTGTCAATGGGCAAACGTAGGATGCAGATGAGACGAATAAAGTTGTGAATAAGTCTATGAACTAGGGGAACAAGCGGAATGGCTCTCTATTGTGCTTCATTTGATGGTTTAACGAAAAATTGAAGAATATGAAAAGTCCGTTAAGAATGGCAGTCGCTTTAGAAAAGAACAACAAGGTATATCCAAAAGATGTACGGAAGTTCTTGATGGGATTGTACGCCACGCTGCATTTGACAGATAACGCAACGGCTAAAGATATGGAAAAGCTGGTATATTATGCTTTTCGGAATGGTTACCTACTAGGTGTTAAGTCTGAAGGAGGTGATGACCAAAAAGCGTATGACAGACTACCGGATTTGGGAGTAGAAGAAGATATTGGTGATGATTTAAAAAGATAGTCGATAAAAATTGGTAATTAGTTAGTAAAGTTTTTTAGGCTTTGGTGTGTGAACATCGAAGCCTTTTACATATATAATAAGGTAAAATAAAAGCTGAAATGTTAACAAGACTCATATAGTAGTTATGAAAGGTTAAAATACGAAAGAAAAACATTAAAAAACTTGCATGTTTCAAAACTTATTCGTATCTTTGCATCGTCAATCAAGATAAGTTGGTTGATTTGCCGAGTGACAAGTTTCACTCAATAAGGTGAGAGCGACACCAAGGGGTAAGACCCGAAACAACTAGCACAATTGATTATGTCTAAGCAGACTGGTTTTTCATTCGCAAGTTCAAAGAAGTCATTAATCGAGACTATTGACGAAATCAAGAAGTCAAAGATGCCTCGCAACGAAAAGATTGTTGCATTGAAGGCTTGCGGTCTTCGTGAGAAAGAAATCTCCGATATGTTGAAGGTTTGTGTGCCAAGCGGTTCAACTTCAACGAGATTCGTTTATACATTCGGTGTTGAGATAGAATGTGTTCATGCCGAGCGCAATGCCTTGATAGAGGCAGGTCGTCAGAATGGTGTTGATATTCATTCTGAGGGCTATAACCACACCGACAACAAGAGTTATTTCAAGATTGTTAGTGATTCTTCAGTTGGTGGTGATATAGACCCTAACGAGGTTGTAAGTCCGGTATTGAATGGCAATACAAATGGTATGGCAACCTTAAAGAAGGCTATCAAGTCTTTGGATGCCGTAGGTGCAAGAGTAAATTCTACTTGTGGTCTTCACGTTCATATTGGTGCAGCAAAGTTGACAGGTGAGCAGTATGTTAACGTCTTCAAGAATTATCAGAAACTTGAAAGATTGATTGATAGTTTCATGGCTCCTTCAAGAAGAGGTAATTGCCGTTGGGCAGCCAGCTTGCTTGACAAGGATTTCACTAATTGTCACAGCAATCAAGATATTAGATTCGATGTCTTTCATGGAGATAGATATTATAAGGTCAATGCAGAGAGCTATACACGTCACAGGACAATCGAGTTTCGCCAACATCAAGGTTCTACCAATTTCAAGAAGATAGAAATGTGGGTGAAGTTCTGCGCAAAGCTTGTCGGTTGGTCTCGCAACAATGTCTTCACTAGTGAGGTTATGAATATCGAAGATATACCTTTCTTGAATAAAGAAGAGAAGGCTTTCTTCCAGAGTCGTAAGGATGCATTTGCAACCAATAACGATTAATTAATGTAGCCCTAGGGTAAAAGCCCTAGGACACAAAGAAATCAAAGTATTATTAAGAAAAAGAAAGGGTAAAGATATGTGTGTTATTATTGTATGTCCGAAAGGTGTTGCTTTGCCATCTGTAGATGAGCTAAAGGCTGCGTATATGAGAAATCCAGATGGTTGCGGTTTTGTGAGCGAGTCTGACCATTACAAGAGTTTGCATTTCTCTACATTTATCCGTAGATTGATGAAGCGAGATATAAATGAGAATGTAATCATACATTTCAGATTTGCTACTCATGGTTCTGTCTGTGTCAAGAATTGCCATCCATTCTACAAGGCAGGTTATTGGTTCGCACATAATGGAGTGCTCCCGATTTGCTCCGAGCATGATAAAACAGATAGTCAAATTTGTTTTGAACGTTTCATTTATCCTACTATCAAGAAATATGGTTGGGGTTCTGATGAACATATGAAAGAAATGAACAAATGGACAGCTCATGGTTCTAAGTTTGCAATGTTGCATAATGGTGAGATTGTGAAGTCCGGTAAATTCATAGAGCGTGATGGACGGTTCTATTCTAATTTGAATCATTTGGGTTATATGAGAAATGTAATAAACTTTTAGAAGATTAATGTTTAGGTTCTTTTTATTCGACAAGCGTCAGATGTCCGTGAGGATATTTGGCGTTTTTTTTGTTATATAAGGAGTTCTATTTTGCGTAGCTATTAATTATTCGTTTATGTGATGAAATAGCCTTAAATCGCTTAGAAATGCCGTTATTACTCACTTTTGCTTAAAAGTGAGATACTTGCAAGTGGTTTAGTGCATTTATTATTCTTTTCGTATTATCTTTGCACTAGTTTTAACAAATATATCGAAAGAATGAAAGATAAAATTTTCCAGTTACTAAAACAAGAGTATAAGTCTCTTGGGTTAGGTGATGAAGTTCTTCAGGCACATGCCGAAATGCTTGATAAGATGGGGCTTGTTACTGATGACAACATCGAGACAGTGGTTGCTAGTCAAAAGAGTTTTTTGGAGTCCTTGCAAAAGGACAATGACCGCAGAGTTACCGATGCCAAGAAAAAGTTCGAGGAGGCACAGAAGGCTAAAGAAGATGCTGAACGCAAGGCTGCTGAAGAAGAAGCCAAGAAGAAAGCTGACGAAGAAGCCAAGAAAGCCGCTGAAGAAGCCGAAAAGAAACGCTTGGAGGAATTGGCAAAGAAAAACGAAATGCCGGATTATCTCAAAAAATACTTTGAAGAGCAAGCAGCAGAGAAGAAAGCTTCAGATGAAGCAAGAACCAAGGAACGTGAAGAGTTCAAGAAACTCGTTGAGACCTTGACTCAGAAGAACACAGACCAAGCCAAGACTTACAACGAACAGATGGAGGCGCAAAGCAAGACCATTAAGGAATTGCAAGAAACTATCCAAAAGCAAGCTGAGGAGGCTAAGGCTAAGGAAGAGGCTGCTGCGAAGGCAAAGGCAAAGGCAGACCACGATGCGAAGATTTTATCAAAGGCTAAGGAGTTGGGCATTCCCGAAAGTCGTATCAACGAGGGTTTCATCTTGAGCGATGATGCTACAGATGAAGCTATCGAAACATACCTCTCCAAGGTAGCGAACAACTACAAGGCGTTGCAACAACCACAATTCGGGGGCAGCTATCGTGCTAGCGAGGGCGAGCCAACAAAGGAGGACGTTGACAATGTAGCCGCATCATTAGTTCAGTCACTTTAAAAATTGAAAAACATGAATCAGGAATTGAAGACTACAAAAAAGCAAATTGTCTTTGGTGAGGATTCCGTCATTATCCAGAAATGGGAAGGCGACATCAAGGGCGGTCGTGCTTTGGATTGGACAGGCGTAAAAGATGAAGTTCTTTACGCAGGTCGTGTTATCGTGACAGATGGTAAGGGAACTTACAAGCCATTGCCTATTGAAACAGACAATTATAAGGCTTTGGGTACTGCCAGTGACCCATTGGAGCATTACAAGTATGCGGGTGTTCTCTATCGTTCCATTCTGAACGGTGAGCCAGCGGCAATTATGACTGCTGGACAAGTTAACAAGGTAGCAGCTAAGGCTGCAAATGGTGCAGACTATCCGGATGCGTTCCTTACAGCTATGCCAAAGATTGCTTTGGTTAGCGATGAGGATGCAAACAAGTTCGATGAGTCTGATGCAACCATAGACAAAGACTAAAAGAAGGAGGATAACAGATGGAAAAATCACTTTATTTTCAGTTGGTCAATAAATACTTCCCACAACTTGTTGCAAGTGTAGTAGAGAAGTTGAACGGCAAGAATCAGACCACATTGACCTATATGTACCGAGACCACTTGACTAACACATATAGTCAGGACGGACGCTGGGCATCAATTACTGCGGAATACACACGAGTTGCTGCTGATGTTGTATCAATGGATGCGGAACTTCCATTGAAGAGCCGTGACAAGGTTTCAACCGCTGAGGGTCAAATCCCAAAGGTTGGTATGAAGCTTTACATGACAGAGAAGCAACTTAAGGATTTGGATAACATGATTGCGCAACGTTTGCCTCAGCCACAGATTTTGCGTAACTTGTTTGCAGACCTTCCTCGTTGTATTCAGGCGGTTTACGAGCGTATTGAAGATATGTTCCTCAGTGAGCTGTCAACAGGTGTAGCTTTGGCAACTCGTTCCGGTGGTACTGGTGTCCGAGTTGATGTAGGTTTTGCCGAGAAGAATAAGTTTGGCCACGGTACTAAGGCTTGGGACGCAGAAGACGCAACTCCACTTGATGACATCCAATTGGTTTACGACAAGGCGATGGAAGACCAAAATACCATCACTACTTGTTATCTTGATGATTACACAATCAAGTTGCTTGGCAAGAACAAGCAGGTTCGTGCTCAGTTTGCATTCAATCAGGGCATTGCAATCAATAGTGATAGCAACATTCCTATTTTGAGCTTTGAGCAGATTGCGTCTATCTTTAGAAATAAGTGGCAGACCAACTTGGTACGTGTAGCCCGTACAATCAAGACCGAGATTAACGGCAAGAAGGGAACACACAACCCTTGGGCTAAGGGTCACATGACCTTTACATGCTATGATAACCTTGGTGATTTGTTCTGGACTAACGTAGCCGAAGCTACAAGACCAGTTGCAGGTGTTACTTATCAGTCAGCCGATGAGTATATCTTGGCTAGCCGTTATTCTACTAATGACCCACTCCGTGAGTTCACCAGCTCACAAGCAATGGTTGTTCCTATTTTGAATAACGTTGATGCCATCTACTCTTTGGACTCAACACAAGCGGTAGGTTAGGCTTATGAGAGGTGAGGTAATTAGTCCGTTCCGTGATAAGTTCCATTTTAACACCATCTATGAAGTTGGTGCTGTCTTGGACTTTGACGAAGAACGCATGAACTCCCTTATCGAACGTAAGCTTTGCAAGATGTTGGAGGTGCAGGATGATAACCATTCTGCACCTCTAAAAGACGATAAGGAAATTAAAGATACTCCTAAAAAGGAAGTCTTGAATGATGGAAAAGAAAATCCTATAAAGGAAGAAGAAAAGAAGTCAGAAGAGACACCTAAGAAGGAAGTCTTGAAGGAGAAAAAGGAGAGCAAGCCTAAAAAGGAGAAAACCTCAAAAAAGGATGCTGCCGAGTCAACCGAAGAGAATTCCCAAAAGGAGAATGTAGAAGAAGAACTTGACGAAAAGACTAAGAGCGAGCAGGAGGCTGCAAAGAAAATCGCTGAGGCTATGAGTCAGGCTCAGAAATAAGGATGTCACATGAAGATAAGAGAATACATTTCACAGAAGTTGCGTGCTTGGAACATTACCGATGCCCAATTGGAAGATATATCGTCAGGTATAGACCTTGACGAAGAATATACGTCTGATAATTCCCAGGTTGTGGGCAAGGCGATGATTTCCGTAATCGAGGAACTTATGCTTGCCCCATATATGAGCAATGTGAACGAAAATGGATTCTCTGTCTCTTGGGACTACTCTAGGATAGGACAATACTATATGTGGCTTTGCCGAAAATATGGTGTTGCTCCGGATAATGAAGTGGTGGCAGCTTTAGGGCTTTCCACTATCACGGATAAGTCTGATATTTGGTAAATGTCTAGGTTATGTTATATTCCCCTCATATATTAAAGAAGAAGTTCGTGAATAAGGTTGTCAACAAGTACAACGAGGTCATTAGCTCTTCTGAGGAATGGAAAGAAATGGGGCGTTGTCGGTGCGATGACAACTCTACCGAGCATTTCACTACCGAGAATGGTAGCATATATACACCGAAATATCACATTGTTTGTGACAAGTGCCAGATTTCCGAAGGTGATGAAGTCAAAGTATATTCCGATGATGGAAGTTACCGAGGAGGTGGAAAGGTCTATAATGCCCCTAAGTGCAATTATCTTGGTTATATGAGTATCTATGTCTGATGTTATAAAGGATGAGATAGACGCTTTCTTTGCGCAGGGAGAAAGGGAAGTAGATGAATTCCTTGATAGGTTAGGAAAAACTGCTGTTGAGCTTGATAAGGCTAACGGAAACTACCGAAACCGCACAGGTAATCTCAGAAGGTCTAACTATAGTAATGTACATGACCACACCTTAACCCTTGGCAACAAAGCGGAATATGCGTCTGATGTTTCCTCTAGGGGGTATGATGTTATAGATTCGGGTATTCAGTATATCAAGAAAGAAATCGAAGATATGCGATGATAACAGAAATAGATGCTGGTCATGTAATCTATGATGACTTGGAACTTATGGGATTGGAACGAAGACTGAAAGGACATCTGACAAAGGGTGGACTTGAAGGGGAAAGGCCTATGGTCGGTGAGAAGATTCCTGATGAAGGCATGATAGTAATCATTCCTAAGCGCATGAGTGCAGACAAGACATATTTCAACGATTGTACTATAGAGGTAAACATATTGCTCAAAGATATAGAGGGCGAGGCTAATCCTCAATTGAACGAGCTTTTAAAGAAGGCTATTGAAATCCTGTCCGACAATGAAGTCGGAAAAGCAGAGGATGTATGGTATCGTTATTCTATCCGCTCCCACGGCATAGAGCAAGAAAGTAAGTTGAGTTGTCATTACGCAAACATTACTATTGATTTTGAAACATTAAACGTAAGATAAGATGAAACCATTTATTGGAATCAAGAGAATTTGGTATGGTGCTCCTCTTACCGAGGCAAATACACCTGCTAAGTTGGCTACATGGTTGAAAACCGCTACAGAGGTTAAGAACAGCCATGAGGGAACATGGGGATATTCTCAGGATGACCCTAGTGTTACCGAGTACAAGAACGAGCTGAACGGACAGGTTTACTATCGTGACAAGACCGATGAGGGTGCTAAGACAATTACATTCTCTATTGGTGTCTTTTCATGGAAGAATAAGGTAGACTTGCAGGGTGGTAAGATGTACAAGGCAACTGGAGAAGAGACTACAACGGAGGCAGATGCAGTAGGTTGGTCTTCTAGCCAAGATTTGGCTAATATCAACAAGTGTATCGTTGCTCAGACCAAGACAGGGAACTACATCGTTTTCTCAAATGCGGCTATCGTTGCCAAGGGTGACCAGCAGGATAAGAATATCACTTTGGGTATTTCTGCCGTTGCTATGGAAAGCGAGACCGATGGTGTGGCTGGCGAGTACCAATGGGAAGGCTCTGCGGTTGTAGAACAAGAATAAGACATAGACAACAAATGATAGAGGGGGATGGTGTTAAAGCCGTTCCCCTTTTTTAATATTCAGAACCATGAGTAAGGCAAGTAAATTAGTTGCGGATGCAATTCTTGGAGAGGACACCGTAACGATAATCGTGAATGGAAGGGCTTATTACGTTTCACCACCTACAATTATAAAATTGGTCAAGGCGGCTAAATACCTTGATAGTTTCGAAGAGTGCAAGACCTTAGCGGAAGTCCTAGGCATGCTTAAGAATTTGGATGATGCTTGCAAGGCGTTGTCCGTATTCATACAAGGCGATGAATCCATTAGTGATGAATTATCTAAAGGAACGCTTGAAGAGGTTGTCAATGGCTTACAAACGGCTTATTCCTTAATCTCTATAAAGGATTTTCAGACGCTATCAATTTTGGCGAAGAGTGCGGCAAGGATGATAGCAAAACCACGACCATAGGTAACGATACACTCTTAGGACAGATTGCATCTTTTATGGATAGTCTGCATTTATCTTACCAAGAAGTCGTGAAAGAGATACCTTATAGAAACTTATTGCTGATGGCAAAAGACAAGCAAAGAGTAGCATGTGGTGATGTAATGTATGAGGTAACGGAAGAAGAGTTTGGAATGAACTTCAAAAAAGGATAAGTTTAAAATAATGCAAATAAAGTATTAAAAGCACTAAAACGCTTGCAAGTTAGCGAAATAATATTTATCTTTGCAAGCGCAGAACAAAAAAGGATAAAATGGCGATTTAAGAAATTGATAAGATATTAGAGACACGAAACCCGATGGACTATACCGAAAGGCAGTCCGAGTCACTATTCCTTTGACTTTGCAATCGGTAGTTTCGTGTTTTTTGTTTAAAATAAGATGCAAGATGTAAGGTTGATATTCGAGATACTGGTTTCCATGTTGCTTTGCGTTTGTCTCATATTGCTTGCTGTAAGTAGATATAGGCAAAAGAAAAAGCGTGAAGAACCGGAGCGAAAGGAAATGGACTTGATAGACTTCTTTTCTTTGGGAGGAGTTGCCTATTATTGGAACAAAGGTGGTAAGCAGCAGAAATGCTACACATACGAAGAATTTCTGAAAATCAAGGCTGACTACGTGGAGCTTTGGTTGAATCAGAATAGATATATTTTTAACTCTCAATTAGATTGCGATGATATATAAAGTATTTGTTTTGTTTCCGACAATAGTAGTATCAGATGGTATTGTTGGTATAGCTTGGCTAGGAAAGGTCTTTGGCTGGCGATATGGAAAGAACAAGAAAAAGAGCAAGAATGTGTCCTTAATGATAGGATATAACACAGGAATGTCTCTTAAGTCGAAAATAGACGATAACGCAGCGGATGATTATTTAAGACGCATTGCCGAAGAAAATAGAATCTAAATTCAAGGGTTAGAGTCCCTTTTTTACAACCATATTACTTGTGGTTATTTTTATACATCGGTTTTTATTAACGATTGTTTTTTATGGTAGATAAATGTATAAAAACGAGCACAAGTTCCCTTATAGATGGACTAAAAAAGATGCTAATTTCACAAAAGACAAAGGTAAGGTGATGTCTTGCTTTTGTTGTGGAGGTGGAAGTTCCTTTGGCTACAAACTAGCTGGCTACGATGTTGTAGCCTGTAATGAGATAGACCCAAAGGTTATGAAGATGTACTTGAAAAATCACGATGTCAAGTACGCTTTCAATTGTGATATTCGTGAGTTGATTACCAATATCAATATGGGGGGGGCATATTATGAAAGAAGAGCTTCATAATTTGGATATATTGGATGCTAGTTTCCCTTGTTCGGTATTCAGTATTGCAGGTGACCGCCAAAAGGCTTGGGGAAAGGAAAAAGTATTCCGAGAAGGTCAGAAGGCGCAAAGGCTTGACGATTTGGCTTTCTACTCAATCGACCTCGCTAAAGAACTAAAGCCAAAGGTAGTAGTTTTTGAGAATGTTCAAGGTTTATTACAAGGTGAAGCCATCGAGTACGTAAAGGAGATTTATAGACAGATGAATGATGCCGGATATATCTTGCAGCATTGGATTCTCAATGCACGTAACATGGGTGTTCCTCAAAACAGACCTAGGGTATTCTTTATTGGGTTACGTAAAGACCTTTGCGAGCCGTTTATGGTTCAAAAGGATTTGTTCGAGCGAGTGCCTAAGATAGATATGGACTTCAACGAGAAAGAAATTGTCTTGGATGAGTTCTCTGACTATTGTGGAAGGCAAATTCCTAAAGGAATGATGAAGTATTGGGAGCATAGAAATGAGAAAGATAATTCTATCGGTGATATTGTCAAGCGGATGGATAATCGTCTTTCTATGTTCAATAATATGTTTCTTAAAAAGAATAAGGTATGCAATACCATATCAGCAATGGAGGATAGACTTGTGTATTATGATAATCCAAGTTATCTTTCAGCACATGATACGATTTTAGCATCAACATTTCCGATGGATTATGACTTTAATGGCATGAAACCTTGGTTTGCTTGCGGAATGTGTGTTCCTCCTGTTATGATGGCTAATGTAGCTACAAGAATCTGGGATTGTTGGTTGTCAAAGATTAAAAAGGAGGAATGCGCATGATAACAGCAAGTATGACTTCGGGTGAGATGCGTAGAGTACGAAACTTAGATGAAACAAGAATCTATGAGTTTCAGATGCGAAAAGCTAATGAGCTTAAACGTGAAATGAGAAAGCAGAACGTACGACAAATAACAAAGACCTTTGAGCTTGCTACACCGAATGCCGATTATCTCATCGTTGTAGGTGTAAAACATGGCGATGTATTTGCTTCCGGTTTGTTCATTTATCTGAAGGAAACCAACGAGTATATTCCTATGAGTAGAAACGAGGGGTATAGCGAAGATTGTTTTGCTATGAGCGTTCATTTTCTGAAGAGATTTGCAGAAAGGTTTTTGAAAAAAGACTTACCGATTGCCAAGATATTGCAAAAGATATATACATCGTTTACAGGTGCAGTTCAGCTCTATAGTGATGACAAGACAAGAAGAGTGGTATTTGCTATTCCGGAAGGGCTTATACTCACAGAATACGAGCAAGAAAAGCATATCATCCACTACAAAACCTTTGTAAGCATGGATATGCTAAAGAAGACACAGAAGCGAAGTTACGAGAAGATAAGTGCATTTCTCATGGAATCTTGTCAGCAAATAGCTAAAGCAAGAGACACCGGAAATGACGAAAGGCTGTGCGTTGTGTACAGAAGGTTTTACAATGATATTGATTTGCTAGATACAAAGGAGGCGCAAGCCATATATTCAAGTTTCTTTGAAAAAGGAGGTAACAATGAAAGATAAAAGTATAACAAGGTTTCTTGGTGATATAAAGCCTATAAAGAATTACGAAAGGTATTATGTTAGCAAGCTGGGACATGTTTTTACTATTGGGAGAACGTCTCAATTAAAGGAAATCGCACCTTGCAAGACACCAAAAGGTTATCTGAAGGTATGGCTTTACAAGAACGGAAAGCGCAAGATGTTTTATATACATCGTTTGGTAGCTCAGGCTTTCTTGGAAAATCCAGAAGCGTTTCCAATGGTGAATCATAAGGATTTCGATAAGACGAATAACGATGTAGACAACTTGGAGTATTGCACCGCAAGATACAATGTGATTTATTCTGCTATAGCAAAGAAAACCTCTTCCGAATACTTGGGTGTGACTTGGAATAAGAGTGTAAGAAAATGGCAAGCGCAGTATCAGATAGGTAAAAAGAAAATATATATAGGTTGCTTTGATACGCAAGAAGAGGCTCATGAAGCTTATGTTAACGCTATAAAAGAGATTTGATATGCTTGAATTTGATAGAATATACAATTCCGACTGCATAGAAGGAATGAAACAAATAGAGAGCGGGAAAGTAGATTTAATTGTTACTGACCCACCATATTGTATCTCCTATAAGACCGGATGGAGAGCAGACGACCATCGTTTCTCTAAGGAAATACTCAATGACGATAATGAGCAATTGATTATTGATTATATGAGCGAATGCTACCGAATTTTGAAGGATGATAGTGCTGCTTATATCTTCTGTAGTGCCAAGACCTTGGACTTTTTTATGCAACAAGCGAGGCACGCAGGGTTTACCATTAAGAATGTGCTCATTTGGCGAAAGAACAACCATACGGCTGGAGATTTAGAGGCGCAATATGGTCAATGTTACGAGCCAATCTTGTATTTGAATAAAGGCAGACGAACCATAAATGGCAAGCGTTTGGAGGACGTATGGGACTTTGATAGAGTTCCATCAGATAAATTGGTACATCAGAACGAGAAGCCAATCCCCTTGCTTATGCAATGCCTTTTGAAATCATCGGACGAAGGCGACTTGGTGTTTGATGGTTTTATTGGTTCAGCAAGTACAGCTTTGGCGTGTTTGAGAACGAACAGGAAGTTCATCGGTTTTGAATTGGATGTTGATTATTTCAAGGTGGCGCAAAGAAGAATTAAGGAAGAAATGTTTAATCAAAAAGATATGTTTGGATATGATGGAACTGAATAATATATACCAAGGAGATTGTCGAAAGCTTTTGAAACTGATTGATAGCGATAGCATAGACCTCGTATGTTCCGATGTGGCTTATCCGGTTCAGTCTAGGGGTGGCTCAGGGAGTATGGGAGGATATTGGACGGAATCTCAAACAAGAAAGGGCAAGATATTCAAGAATAACGATATTGATATTTCGGACTACATCAATGATTTGTACCGGATATTAAAGGACAGGTCGCATTGCTATCTGATGTGTAATGATTATAATTTAATGCACTTTCTTGATGTGGTCGGAAAAAGTGAGTTCCATTTTACCAAATGCTTAATATGGGATAAGTGCGCAAAAATATGTGGCCGCTATTATATGGCACAGAAAGAGTATATCATCATGCTACGCAAAGGTGGTGATAGACCGATAAATGAATGTGGTACATCTGATATTCTGAGTGTTCCTATTCCAACGAACAAGCGCAAGGATAAGGATGGTTTGATTAATCAGACTGAAAAACCAGTAAAGTTGATGGAGATACTAATCAGAAACTCGACAAATGTTGATGATGTTGTTCTAGACCCATTCATGGGGAGCGGTACAACGGCAAGAGCTTGCGTAAACCTTGAAAGAAAGTATATAGGCTTTGAAATAGACCAGCGTCAAGTAGATTTTGCCAATAACGAATTAAAGAATATGAGTAGGCAGTTAAGTCTGTTTTGAAACTATGGATATGTGCAAGGTGTTTTGTTGCAATCCTGTTGTAAGAAATGGGAATAAAGAAACAACGGATGCTCTTATAAGAGCTATGAGAGACGAAGCCTTAAAACGAGGGTTGGTACGTGATGAATTGATAGATTTTTGCAACCAATTCATAAGAGAGGGCGAAATCAAAGCTTGTATAGAGCATTTGCTAGATAATTTCAAACGTTATTTTTGGAGGTATCATTGATATGAGAAGAAGAAAGTTGAACAAGTCTCCAGTGCTAGGCTTCTGCGGATTTGTTATCGGTTACGAATGCAAGGAAAAGGGAATAAAGCTGATGGAGTGCGATAAGGCGCAAGCAGATGCAATCATAGTTCCTCATCACTTTTCACACAAGGTAACGAAGAATAGTTGCTTGAATCTTTTGGTATTGTATAAGGATAAGATAAGGGGTGCAATGCAAATAGGGTATGGAATCCGACAGCACATCAAGACTGAAAAGGGCGAAGTGTTGGATTACCATCAAGTGAGGGAATTTGACAGAATGTGGCTGTCTGATGATATGCCAAAGTTTAGCGAGACGATTTGCCTATCTCTCTTGCATAAGTATATTAGGGCAACACATAAGGAAATCAAGTACCTTATATCTTATGCCGATACGTCCATAGGTAATAAGGGAACTATATATAAAGCTGCAAACTATGAGCATATTGATACCATTAAGGCAGATTTCTATGTATTACCAAGTGGTGAGCGTGTGCATCCGGTTACTATGTGGCATCGGCACAAGACAAGAGCATGGGAGGTTCTAAAGGAACTATACCCAGGAATAAAAAAGGCAGAAGGGTTTCAACTTAAATTTCTGAAGAAGTTATGAAGAAAAGAAATAAATGTATTCCTTGTCATTTGCATCCAGATCCTGAGCATTGGTTTAGAAAAGGTCAATCTTGGAAGGCGAAGGTCGCTTATGAAAGCGAGGATGATGCTTGGGAGTTTCTGAATCAGAATCCGAAGTTACGGGCACAAGGTATGGCGGTGTATCGGTGTAGGATATGCAACAAATATCATATAGGGCACAAGAACAACAAATAAAAAATATAAACAGCAATGATAGTAATAAAAATCAAAACATGGAAAGACTGGAAGAAGGACTTTCTTGATTGGGTGCAAGAACCTCGACGCAAAACTTGCAAGGATTTTGTAGACTATATGGAGGCTTTGCAAAATCGTGTTCTCTACAAAATAATAGCCGATACTTGCGATAAATACGGCAATATGCGTGAGGGGCAAATCCAAGACATCACAGAAGCAGTCGAAAAATGCGTGGCTGAGTGTGCTAAAGAAGCACGCAAGTTAATCGATGAATGTCAGCCCGTAAAATTCTTCTAAGGCTGTAACTCTCATTACAAGCAACACAAACTCTACACAACAAGCGCAGTCAGCGTTATTTTAAAACATAAATAGTTGAAAATATGAAAAAAGAAGATAGACTTAAAATATATCGCAAATACGATGGTCATTGTGCTTATTGCGGCAAGAGTATAGAGTATAAGGATATGCAGGTTGACCATCTTGTTCCGAAGAATCGAGGGTGTTACTCTCGGTGGAGCGACAAGGCGGGAAAGTTTGTCGTATCCCATGGCGATGATTCCATGGAGAACTATATGCCATCTTGCAGGTCTTGTAATCTTCGTAAGCGTGATATGAGTTTGGAACAATTTCGCTCAGAGATTACTAAACAGGCTAAAGGATTGCTTAATGGTAAGGCTTCTTTCCAAGTAAAGATGTCGCTTGCTTATGGGTTAATCGAAGAGCACTTTGATAGACAAATTGAGTTCTACTTTGAGAAATTTAAATAGTTGAGAATATGAAGAAGTTTAAGAAGTCGATAGAGATTAGCACTGAGAATATTTCAGACGTTCTTCAAGTGCCAATTGTTACAAGTTTATACAAGACTAAGAATTTTAAAAATCCTTGTCTTGAAGGTCGTAGCGTTCCTTATGATACTATAGCATTGATGTATGTTCATATCGAAGGCTTTGATAGCGATTTTTGTATTGACCAAGGCAACATTCTCGCTCTTGATATTTGCGATACTTGGTATGCTTTTTCGAGGCGTGGATGGGATAAACATAAAAACGATGAGGTATGAAGAAAAAAGGATATTACGAATACGACCAGCCCATTTACCCACACTTATTGTGTGTTGGGGTTGGGTTGCAGTTTGAGGATGCAAAGAAAGCATTCTTGAATAATGATGGTACGGATATTGAAAAGTACGATTTTTTTAATGGTGATGGATTTACTTATTACGGACTTCACATAAGAGAAACAGGAAGAAAGTGCGTTCTTGTTTTATTCAGTAGCAGTAAGGCTATGAGTATGAATGTAATTTGTCATGAGGCTAGTCACGCTTGTGATGCTATCGAGGGTAATATTGAAATGAAACATGGTGGAGAACCATCTGCCTATCTGATAGGTTGGATAGCATCATGTATCAATAAGGCTCGTTTGGGAATTGGAGATTTCGTTGAAATCGTAGATAAGGAAGAAAAATAGCCCAAAGGCAAAATACCCTTTGGGGGTTACCCCATCACTATATATAATAATGTAGTGGTGGGGATTTTTTTGTTAACGTCAGCAAATTATTTGTTCGTATTATTATAGAGTGTTAAAAGATATAAGAAACACATTAAATAACTTGCATGTTTCAAATATTATTTGTATCTTTGCATCGTAATTAAGAAATAAAGGTTACTAATTAAAAATGGTGAGACACACCTTAAAAACTGTAATAAGAAAATGAAAAAGTTTTTTGAAAACTTATCTGAAAAGCTTAATGATGCGGCTTTTGAGGCGCAACTTGATGATTTTACTTGCGAGTTTGATGCTATTAACAAACCTGCTGAAATCGTGGTGTCTGTTAAGAGTAGAAAGGTTATCCATTCATATGGAAATATTTCTTCTTATCCATATTACAATGTAGATAAGATTAATATCTATGATGAAGACGGAGAAGACGTTTCTTCAAAATATCCTTTGTTCTGCCAAAGAGTTAAGGATTGCGTGCCTTCTTATAAAGATGTAGAGAATGACTTGACGGAGGCAAATATGAGCGATACCGAGCTTTATTTCGGCTCAGAGGCTAATTATTTGCATTACAAGTATGGTAACTAAATGGTTTGGATATGGAGTACGAAAATAAGTTTGTAGGTCTTTCATCTGTAACGAGTCACGACCTTAAAATATTAAGGTATGAACTAGAGTATGGATGGAAATTGGCTCTTATGCCAAATGATGTATGGTACAACTAATTACGTTTAAAATTTCAAATTATGGCATATTATAAAGTTAGTGTAGATGTATCGGATTTATTCGATGATATGCTCGTCCAAGCACAGAAGAGTTTTCTTATTGACAAGTTTTGCTCTTTAGCAACAGACCAGCAGATTGAGGTAGTAAGCGAAATGCTGGAGAACCTTAATGGCGACCAAGTAGCTAAAGTTATAGAAGACGCTTTCGATAACTTGCATGAGCAAGGTCAAGAGCAAGTAATCAACTATGTGAACGAATAAGGCTATGATGTCCGATAAACAATATAGAGTTGCTCGCAAGGGTGTTGTCGAGCAACTTAAATTAGCTCAGAGACTTCATTGCAAGCACATGGAGCAGAAGTATAAAGTGGCTTTGGAGAAGTTAGAGAAACGCTTCTTAAAGCCGGATGCTGTGGGCTGCTTCGATTTGGGCGCAAGGGTATCAAATAGTTATTATCATCTTTAAATGGTTAAGATTATGGAAAAGAAAGAATATTCTGTTGTTGAATTTATTCAATATCTCAACGACAAGCCATATATTAAGCTTTATAAAGCTGCTCGTTTAGCTGAGATTGATATAAGAAGAGAAATGAGAATATTGCGATATTCCCCGTTTTATTTAGATAGAGAATAAATGTATAACATATAAAAAATAATGATGGAAATAAAGGTTATGGGAACAAAAGTAGAAGTAAGAACTATTCCTTTGCATGGATTGTTCGTCCATCGTAAACAAGTTTGGCGGTCACTCGGTAAGCTGAGAGCAGAAAGCCATGTTACATCAGCACAGAAAGTGTTTATTAATGAGCATAATACCGAGGTATATACCGAGAATGCCGATTTTATAGATGGATTGAAAGTCACTCCTTATTATGGGGAGTTGCCAAAAACATCAAAAGATACTTTTAATAGTATGAGCCATTACCAACATTGTTTAATGCAAAAGTCGATTTAATTATGGATGCAAAGATTAATATAGCAAAAATTTTGAAGGATAAGCCAGAAGGTACGAAACTCTGGACTGATATGTTTGGAAGTGTTACGTTATATGTCGTTACTGATGCATGTGATGCTTTTCAAGTTAAGCATCATAATAAAGAACCATGGTTCGATAAAGACGGTAAATTGTACAAGGAAGGAGTTTTGTGCATCTATCCTAGCAAATCAATGCGTGATTGGGAAAAATTCTCTTGGAAGAAAGGCGATGTATTAGTAAGTAATGATGGTAAAGAAAGAGTAATCTTTGAAAAATTTCAAAACAATAGATACTTACGTTTCTTTGGTAAGTTCTTTTCACAGAGAAAAGAGGACGGTGATATAGATTATAAATTCGCTCTTGATGCACCTACAAACAATTATACCCTTGAAGACAAGGATGTTGCTCAGATCTACATCAATACTATCGAGGAACGTCTTGGCGGAAAGCTCAATCGTCAGACCCTTGAAGTAGAGAAGGCTCTACCAGAGTTCAAGGATGGGGATATAGTTTTTGCTGATTTTGGTAACACACAAGATATATTTATAGTATCAGGTAAAACAAATTTATCAGAAGGTTATTACTCGTTCATTGTTTTAAATTTAAACTCTACTAAAGCTTTGAGTCTAGGATGTAAAACAAGTTTCTTTAAAGAGAATCTTAATACTATTCGCCTTGCAACAGAAGAAGAGAAAAAACAGCTCTTTGATGCTCTCGAAAAGGAAGGCAAAGCTTGGGATGCTGAGAAGAAGCAGATTGTTGACTTGAAGCCAAATATTGAACTAAAGCCATTTGATAAAGTGCTGGTAAGAGACTTTAGTAGAGATAAATGGAGTATAAGTTTCTTTAGTTTTAAAAAGGAAGACTGCTACGTATGCATAAATCATTGTAGTTGGAATCAATGCATTCCTTACATCGGCAATGAATCATTGTTAGGTACAACTAAAGACGTGGAGGGCTAGATATGATTAGAGACGATGCAAAGATAATTGTAACACCAACTGGTGTATCACTTAAAGAGGTGTTGACTAAAGAAGTAGTTAAGGCACTCAATAAAGAAGCTTCCAACTATATGAATTATGAAATCCCAGAAGTAAAGCTTGGTGGTAATCCTCCTAGTGGCAAGGAAAGCCGCAGAACTAGAAGGATGTTGGAACTCAGAGAAAGAAAGGGTAGATTATGAATGATGAAAGCATAGATGTTAACATTAGTTTTATCAATACTGATTATTTCTCAGTATCTGTAAGGGATGGGGCTATTTCAGTTATTGGTAGAATAACCAAGTTAGAGATGGAAAAATTTATAAAGGCTCAATATTTCGAGATTAAAGAGGTATTGGATAAAAATAGTAAGAAAGGAATATAATTATGATAGACGATAAGAAAATAGAAGCTGCCAAGGAAGAAATCTATGAAGATAGATTTCTGTTAAATGGCGAAGAGATAGTCTTCAACAATGATGAAAAGGAAGAAATGTTCTATGAGGGGGACATCAAAGAAGCTATTGGACTAGGTGCTAAGTGGGCTATCAATGAGTTCTTGAACGATTTGAATAAATTGCTTCATCCTGCTAGCGAAGTTCCTAGAAATGATAACGGAAAGATTCTCGCATTCTCAAAAGTGAATAGTAATATAAAGCTCTACGATATGAACGCTATGTTAAATGAAACTGCTTGTGACACATATCAAGAAATGTGGAAAATTAGAGTTAGAGCATATACTTTTACTGATTGGGTATTTGTGGAAGAACTACTTGATTTAATTGTCAAAGGAGGTGAGTAATGAAAGAGCTTAAAGATTTAGTTGAGGGCGATGAAGTACTAGTTACAGGTATGTTTCATAGACATATCGCCAAGGTTGATAAAGTGACAAAGACTCAAATTATTGTTAATAACGCTAGATTCAGAAGAGATTCTGGCTGGCAATGCGGTAGTGATAGATGGAATGTTAGAAGAATATCTGTTCCTACAGAAAAGGAAATATCAGATGTTAAAGAAGAGAATCTTCGTAAGACTCTCGTCTACGCTATCAGTTCTTTTGATTTCAAACGCTTATCAACAGATGAGTTAAAACAAGTGTACAATATTTTAAAAGGTAAAGAAAATGAAAAAGAATAAACACTCATTAAAGATAAGTCGTAGCTTCTTTGGCGATACTACCCTTGATGGTTATCCAATAGCTACATATTCGAATGATGAATTGAAGATTCTAAAGAACCTGCTAAAACAGGTTTTGGGTGAAGTAAATGAATATATAAAAGACTAAGCGTATGAAAGAGTTTAAAGTTGGAGAAAGAGTAGTCTTGGAGATTACTGAAACCGAGGAAGAAACTTGCTATGGTTGTTTCTTTTTTGGCAATAGTGCTTGTGAAGTTTGGAGGAAATACCCATGCGATTCTAAACTACGTAAGGATAATAAGAATGTAATCTTTGAAGAAGTTAAGGAGTAAAGCGTATGAAAGAGAAGTTGAAAATGATATGGCGAATCCTCCGTGACAGACAGGTTGTAGTAATAACCGAAGACCACGGAAAAATGTACTATAATTGGAGAACTAGAAGTATATCAGACGTACTTCAAATGTGTCACAAGGTGTGTGAAATGGCTCTTATAATGAATAATAAAGAATAAAACATATGAATAAATTAAGATACATTCCAGGAGACTTGGTTTATCAAAAAGATGATGAAGGGCATTGGAATATTAGGTCTTTATCTGCACTTAATTTAGCTCTTATAAATTACAAAGATATTAAGCCAATTTCTCTTACTTCAGAAATTCTAGAAAAGAATGGTTGGAGAAAGACTAAAATATATTATAAACTTGATTTAAATAATCATCAAGAAGTATGGGCTTATGAAAATCATGACTATACTTACGATATTTTAGTAGGGTTTAAAAAAGATGATATTTTAAGTACTATTAAAGAAGGTTTAAAGTATGTGTCTGAATTACAAAACATTCTTTTTGGTCTAGACCTTAATCACGGAATGGAGGTGTAGGTATGGCTAAGTGTCCTTTTAATAAATATAAAGAGTGTCAAGAATCAGATTCGAGATATTGTTATTGTACTCTTCCATGTGATGTGTATAATAATTATAAGAATAAAAGTATAGAGATATGAAATTAGGAGAACTCAGAAAAATCATAGCAGATATAGACACAGTATATGATAATTGTGATGTAACTTGTTATGAGAGCAATGGTAATTTAGGATATGCAAGTATTGCAACTACTGCTTATCTTGGTAAGACGTATGTAAATCAAGGCTATCCTATACGTAGAACATTTCAAATTCAATTTGAATTACCAGATAAATGAAAAATAATTATTTAAAGTAACTAACCGCCTTCAGGCATAAATAATAGCAGTATGGATAAAAATGTTGTATTATCAAACGAAGAGTTAGAATTACTAATAACAGGCTTACATTGTGTAGATGAACGTAGTTATAATTTTTATACCACAACCTATACACCTTGGAGTGAGGCAAAAGAGTTAAAAGAGAAATTACGAATAAAACTCAAAAGAGTATTGTTGAATGTTTAATACCTTTTGAGTATAAATAAATATGTAGATATGACAAAAAGAATTGTTGGAAAGTTACATCCAGTACGGTACGTAGTTCAAGACAATATGCTATTCGGTTGTATTCCATTCATCTATGTGGCACGAAAGGTGTTTAATACTATAGACGAAGCAAGAGAATATGTTGGAGAGCCTTGTGACGAGTATTTGTTTTATTAACCACCTTCGGGCATAAATAGATAGAATATGACAGTAGAAGAATTGATTAATGAATTATCAAAAGTTGAGGATAAGACTATGGAAGTTTGCTTTCCTTATTCTCATGGAACACAAGAAAACGGAGATCCTTTAAGTATATCTGAAGTATCTGTGTACAATGATTGTGTTATGATTTATGATTAACCATCCTGCAAAGGATATAAATAGATAGTAATATGGAAATAATACCAGCTTGTATCAACTGTAAGCATATAAAACGACAATATGGCGTCTTATATTGTGATGTTGATAAGTCAAGAGTAGAAGAATCTGATTGTTGCGATGGTGATAATTGGAATTTTGAAAGTATATTTAAATAAACTAACCACCCTCTACTTGGCAACAGGGAGGGGGGAAGAAGAGAAAATGGAAGTATGGATAAGAAAGAGAAATCAATCAATAGTCATATTGGTAAGGCTATAGGCTATTCAGATAAAGCTCATTACGAGTTGCAAACCGCTCTAAATATTGCTTTGGAAGGAAAAGGGCTTAGTGACGAGGAAAAGGAACTTCTAAGCGTTGACTTTGCAACAGGGCCAGAAGAAGCCGTAGAGCGTGTTGCTGATGGTAGTTGTAATGATGAACATACCAGTGCCTGGGATAGCTCAATTAGAGACTGCCGAATATCTGAGGTATATCGCATGACAGGTGAGCAGATACGTGAATATTTTAATTTGTAACTATGGATAAGAAGAAAGTTAAAGAGCTGATAGAAGAAGCAAAACATTTAGCAATTTTACGCAAATATGAAAATAGACAGACATATTTGAATAATTGCATTTGTTGTTTGAAAGAAGCTTTGGAAGAACTCTCCAAGTCAGACTGGGTATCTGTTGAGGATGGGTCGCCTCCTTACGATGAAAGCGTTTTGGTAACAAATAAAGAAACTCCTAAAATTGTATTGAAGACAAGTAGAACTAAATGCAAAGGTTGGAATACAGATGAAAATGGATTTCTTTGTGCTATTGCGTTCAATATCACTCATTGGAAACCTATTGAAAAATTGGAGGATTAGCCTATGATTATAGAAGATATAATCAACGAAAAGTGTGTAACCTTTATGACTGAAGAGCCTATGGATAATATCCAATCTGCTGAGTACTTCAAGGAAAATATCCTACCAAATGAAGTAGAGATTACACACGATGATGGTAACTATTTTGAGGTTTCTGTTAATTGTAAATCATATAGTTGTGACGTATATGGCAATGGTGATTTTTATCACTCTATTGCCGAGTTTAAATTATTGGAGGATTGATTATGACAAAATTTAAAGTAGTTAGATATTGGGATACATATCCCGATAGAGTTATTGCAACTTGCGATACAGAGGAAGAGGCAGAAAAGATATGTAATGAATATCGTAGAAACCGCAAGCCTATGTATGACTATTTAGTTAGAAAGGAAAATGAGTAATGACTAGAGAAGAGTTAAGAAATAATTATGGAAATGAAATCTGTGAGTTATGCCACCGAGAGTATTATACTAGCAGGGTACTCCCAGAATCACTTTGCGAAGGTCAATTTTGCGAAGAGGCAGAAGATAGTTTCGCAGAAGAACACAATATAGAGTTGGAGGACTAAATTATGGACAGAAATCAAGCTAAAGAATTTTATCCTATTCTGCAAGCATTTGCAGAAGGAAAGGTAATTGAGTGTAGAACCAAACCAAGTGCCATAGAAGGTACAGATGTTCCGAATGATTGGACGGAAATGAAAGAGATTAAGTTTTGGAATAATACAGAGTATCGTATCAAGCCAGAGCCTACCTACCGCCCTTTTGCCAATGTAGAAGAATGTTGGACTGAGATGAAGAAGCATCAGCCGTTCGGGTGGGTAAAAAGAAAGGGAAATGAACATTATTCATTAATCACGGATGTTGATGATATTAAATATGGAATATCATTAAACGAAAGAAGTGGATTTGATACGAATTATGTGCTGGTTAATTACATCTTTGCCGATGGGACTCCATTCGGTGTAAAAGTGGAGGAATAGTTATGGTTGGAGATTGTCAACTTTGCAAATTAAGTGATATTTGCAAGTATATATACGCAGAGTGTTGTCCTTATATGAAAACGGAGGAATAGTTATGGGAGTATCAAGGAGAGCCTATCAAGAATTGATAGACGGAGATATAGAATGGCTTCTTAGACAGCCTAGAGACCTCGAAAGAGACCATATAGAGGCAGTGCTAAGAAAGAGTGTTGAACTTTTATATGGGAAGGAAGAATAGAATATGAGTGATAATGTTAAATATTTATGGCTTGCTTGTGATAAAGATGGCGAGCTAGTGTTGTTCAAAGAAAAACCGTTCCGTGATGATTGGTATGGCTTTTGGAGTAAGTGGGAAAGTGGTATTAAGTATAATTGTAATGATGAGATAACAGTTAGAGACCATAGGAACAACAGATTTACTATTCCAAGAAACAATATAGATTTGTCATGGGAGGATGAGCCAATTAAAGTAAAACTAGTTTTTGAAAAGATAGGTGAGTAATGTGTAGAACTTAAAAAACAGCGTATGAAGAAACAAATAATCTTAGACGAGCAAGATATTAAAGAGTTCCACGAGGATGCTGAGCATCTACGTTGGCTGTATAATAGAATGGTGAGTGAGCATGGTGAAAGCGTAAACTTTGATTACATGCACCGCTTTGCCAAGATATTCAATAAATTAAAGCAATTATAGCATATGAGAATAGAAAATATAAAGTTTAAGGCTAAACGTCTTGATAACGGGGAATGGGTAGAGGGTTCACTTACATACTCTCAGGGAATAGCGTATATTCATCGTAAAGAAAGTGATAAAGATGATAGATGTTATTTAACTCCTTACGAAGTAATTCCAGAAACAGTCTGTCAGTTCACAGGAATGATGGACGAAGACTGCAATGAAATTTGGGAAGGCGATATAGTGCATGATAGCTATGACTTATTATGTATAGACAATCTCTATGAGGTAGTTTATATTGAAAAAGAAGGAACATTTGCCTTCAAGAGTTTAGATAAAGTTGACAATTACGAGCCATTTGTTAATTTATTTGAAGTTTATGTTGTTGGCAATAAATTCGATAAGAAGTAAGATAAAGCTATGGTAGATGTAAGTAATCAGCACTGGAACGAAGATGGAAGCATTACTATTATATTGAATAGTATAGAAGAAGTCGAAGAGTTCGTTGAGTGTATGAATATATGGAATAATAGAATGTATGAAGAATAAGATTTTAAACTTAATCAAGTCAGCCGTTTGGTTTGTCTTGTGTTTGTTTGTAGGAGCATTGATTTTTGAGGGCATTCGCTCTTTGGCTAATAGCAATGAACCTGCAAAGAAGATTGGTATGTCAGTATTCACTGAGGAAGGACACGATTATCTGGTTGTGGACACGAAACATGGTGTTTGCGTTGTTCACGCAGAAAGTTGCCCTTGTCGTAAAAAGAAGTAGCTTATGAAAAAGAATATGTTTGAAGATATTGTTGCCGAAGGCAATATAGTTGTGATAGATAATTATTGGATTGTGTTATGTAAGCGTTGGAGACCAGAGTGTCACAATCTCTTCTGTTATCTTTATCTTCACAAGGAAGCTAAGAATTTAATGGTAGGCTCTCATTTTACAATGACCGAGGATAAAAAGAAATCTACTCGGTTGGCTACCAACGAGGAACGTCTTATGCTTTTTGAGGAAATGTTTAAGTATGGAATTGCTTTCGATAAGCACGTCCATCATTTGGTTGGAATGTTGGTTGGTGTATGAAGATTAGGTTGGCAAAGAAGATAATGAAGCAAGCTCGTCATCTAAGTACGGCAAGTGATTATTGGTACAGAAGATTAAGAGATTTTGAGTACAAAATATGCTATGGTTTTGTTGGTAAAAAAGACCATAGAATCACCAAGGCGATAAGTTTAACAAGTAAAAAGAAATGAGATATGAATGAGTTTACAAAGGTCTTTGCAAAGACAATAGAAGATGAAGCTATCAAGCAGATAGAAGTTCTATCCAATAGCGATGCTTACTCTGGTTGTGAAATAAGAATAATGCCAGATTGCCATGCAGGTAAAGGGTGCACTATTGGCACGGTAATAGAGCTTGATAACAGAGTAGTTCCTAACACTGTTGGAGTAGATATAGGCTGCGGCATGAAAGTCGTAAGACTTGGTAAAGTTGATATTGACTTGCAGAAATTTGATGAAGCAGTCAATAAGTTGATTCCGTCTGGTTTTAATGTCAACGAGGGAGAAGTATCAGCCTACATAAACGGATTGGTTGATGGTTGTATGTTTGGCAAATTCCGTGCTTGGGATTGTCTTGACAGCATGGAAATAGTATATCGTTCTGTTGGAAGTCTTGGCGGTGGCAATCACTTTATTGAGTTAGATGCAAATGAAGAAGGAGAGAAGTTTCTTGTGATACATACAGGAAGTAGAAACCTTGGTGTTAGGGTATGCAACTATTACCAAAACCTTGCTTACCCGTATTGCCACAAGAAGGCTGCCGATAAGTCGGAGGTTATTGCCAAGCTAAAAAGCGAAGGCAGAGAAAATGAGATACAGAGTGTTATCAAGTCATTAGGTACTAAAAATATAAGCAAGGAACTTTCTTACTTGGAAGGTGATTTGCTCAATGACTACCTCAATGATATGCGCATAGTTCAAAAATATGCTGAACAAAACAGAATGATTATCGCCAACAGACTTGTAAATGCTTTAGGTGTGGATATTGACCCAAATTCAGACAAGCATTCTTTTACAACCATTCACAACTATATAGATACAGACAAGGGTATATTGCGAAAGGGAGCTATCAGTGCAAAAAAAGGATGAGGTAGTCATTATCCCAATGAATATGCGTGATGGTTCTCTTATCTGCAAGGGAAAAGGTAACAAAGATTGGCTATGCTCTGCCCCTCATGGCGCAGGTAGATTAATGTCTCGTACACAGGCAAAGAAAGAGTTATCTATGGATTCTTACAAGAATGAAATGAAAGGTATTTATTCCACATCAGTTTGTGAAGAAACCATTGATGAAGCACCTATGGCATACAAGCCAACCGAAGAGATTGTTGAGTTAATCAAACCTACGGTTGATGTCATTGATGTTATTAAACCAATTTACAACTTTAAAGCAAAATTATAATGAGCAAGGAAATATTTGACTTCTCGGAGGCTCTGAGAAGAATGAAGGAGGGAAAGAAAGTGAGAAGAAACGGCTGTTATTTTAGTTTGTCTATAAACAAGTATAAAGAAATATCCATCTTGTACCAACAAAGTTCCATAGAATCATTCACCCATGTTGTACCACATTATTGGCATTTCTTCTCCTTGGATGATATTCTTGCAACAGACTGGGAGGAGGTGGAAGAATGAAAAAGAAAGTATTGACCCTCACCGTCAGCAAGCAGTGGTTCGATAAAATCGTATCAGGTGAGAAGACAGAAGAGTATCGGGAGATAAAGCCGTATTGGGTAGCACGATTATTTCAAAATAATAGCAATATCGTTGATGTGCGGTATTTAGCTTCGGGTTTGGCAGGGCGAACGGATTTACTTAAAAAATATATTGACGCACAGAGAATTGTGTTAAAACAATATACCCACGTCCTCTTCATTAACGGCTATCGCAAGGATAGTCCACGTATCGAAAAGGAGATTGAGAGTATCACCATCGGCAAACCTAAGAAAGGATTATGCCCCGACAAGTGGCTTGATACCGAGTTTTTTATCATTAAATTCAAGTGATATGAATTACATACAATGTGATGAATGTAAATATAGATTAGTCTGTAACGGAGAGCCACTTACTAGTGGAAGTACAGGAAGTTGCGACCATCGTGTTATCAGCAATACTCCTATATTTCCAAAGATTAAAACACCACCAGATGAAAGATACGCTGACATTTGGAATTGGTAAATATTCATAAATTAAGTTTAAGGGATATGAAAATAAAGAATTTACCTAAGAAGATTTATCTCAATATCTGTAGCAATGAAGATGAGGTAGATTACAATGAGCTGAACGGGGTAACGTTCAGTACAGAAAAGATTGGTGTTACTGATTGTAACACAGAAAACGTTCCTTACGTGAATGCTGCATCATTATGGCACGACCTAAAGGAAGAGAAGCCACCATTAAAAAAGTGGGTAATGTTCCGATATAGTGGTAGAGGCGTAAATCCTACGGCTCTTCATTATGGAGCAATGAGTGACGATATATGGGTTGTCACAAGAGGAGACGGAACACAGCGTATAGAAGTTCTGTACGAGTGCTACGATAAGATAGAGTGGTTTGACTTTGATGAACTAAAATAGCGATAGCGTATGACAAATAAAGATTTTTTTAATGCGTATCGTGGAGAGCCTGTTCTTTATAAAGGTAATGATATTGGTGCATACGTTGCAGGGTATGTAGAAGAAAAGTATATTATCCTTGGGTTCTACGATGACAAAGGATGTATTCTTGCTTTTAATACAGGTGTGAATGTAGATGAGGTGTATGAATCATACCGATTCACAAAGTTGAAGTATTTAAAAATAATAAAGAGTTAAGTGTATGGAAAAAGATAACTATTTTTTTAAGCTTTTATTTATTCTTTTTATATTAGGAATTTTTGCTTATATGGGTATTAATGATAGGTCTCATAAAGGTAAAACTTTTTGGTATGAAGTAATAGATAAACGAGAGTCTGTAGGAAGTCACTTCTCAATTATTAACAAGGGAGTGAGGACAGATTATAATATAATATTCAAACGAATTGATAACGGAAAGCTGTTCCCATGTAAAGATGTGGAGTATGGAGGCTATATTCAATATCAGTTAAACTACAAATACTCCATAACAGAGGAAGATATGCAAAGGCTTTCAGGTATTTATAATAGGGATTTCTATAAGTAATAAAAAAGAGAATATGAAGAAATATAAATATACGAACAAAGAGGAAAGACCAATACCCAAATATAAGAATGGTGATATTGCTTGGTATATTGATGGATGGTTTGATGCCCCACAACGCTGTATAGTAAAGGGATGCTGCAACGTATCTTGGTTTGAGGGGAACGAATTTAATTCTTCGGGTTGGTGGATAGATTATAGATACAAGCCCGACCATTGTAAACGAACCGTACAGCATACAATTAGAGAAGAAGAGCTTTTTGATACCGAGCAAGAGGCTTTAATTGCATTGTTCGAGAAGTTTAAAGATAAAGTAAAACGTAAAGTAGAATTCTTTAATAAAGAGTCAAAAAAGCTTGGTATTAAACAAGAGTTGCGATTGCTTGAGAGTGTAAACTAAACTGTGTCAAGCTACAATAAAAGTAGTTTAACACAGTTTTTATATTATGGACAACTTAGAAATTGATTACAAGAAAGCAGCTCAGCAGTTGCGTAGTG